TCTGGGGGACTAGGGGTCGTGGGTTCGAATCCCGCCACTCCGACCATTTAAAGCCTGATATTCAAAGGCTTTTTCGCAGCGTCGAAAACCGGCGACGCTGGCCATAACGGAACAGAGGCGCAACAAACGGCGCGTTCCGTGCAGAAAGTCCCCACGGAAGTCCCCACGCTCGTTCTTGGGTTGTTCAAGGTGCAAAAAAAAAGGCTATCCGTTTTATGGTGTGGAATCGCCGTCTAGAGCTACGCCAAAAAATCGGCGCACGGCGCGGCTCTCCATAAGCGCACCGACGATGACGATGACAGGGCCGGGAATGTCGCGCTCTCCAGCTTTCCAGCGCCGTACGGTGCGATCAGCATTCGCGCCTGTGATGCCGACTAAATGCGCAAATCCCCCGTCCGTCAGACCGAGGGATTTGATTGCTGATTTGAGATCATCGGGGGTCATTGACATGCTCGATGCCTGGACTATCCTAATCGCCATCCCCCCGCATTTGCGGGGATAGCCCCGTATTTGCTCAGTCACGGGCTGATGCTGAGGCAGTTTCCCCACATTGTGGGGATAGAGGGGAGGCTCAAGCCTCCCTTCTCGCGTTGGTCAGTCATGCCAGTCGAGCTTCTTCATGGAAGCGCGGAAGAGTTCATCCTTTGACATATCCGACCGATAAACGGATTTCACCGCTTCGTTGATCTTTTTCCGAAGCTCCGCCCCGCTCGGGAAAGGCGTTTTCTTTCCGAAATTCGTGGCGACTTCGTAGCAGTCCTGCGCGACAGCCGTGGTGATGCTGGTCATCGTCGTCTCCAATTCTGGCGGGCACCACTGCCCTTTCGACATGATCAATATAGGGCCATTGGCCCTATGTGTCAAGCGGTCATTCCACACTTAAAAACGGATAGCCAACAAAAAAACCCGGCGCCGAAGCGCCAGGCTCAAGTTTCCCCGCCTGCGCCTTTGCGTGCGGCGCAGACCTCTCGACGGGCCGAAGCCCGAAGCTCTATTTTTCGGCGATGCGGTCGATTCGCTCGCCCAATTTGGACACCGAAGCCTCGACGCGCGTGCCCAGGCCGTCGATCCGGTCGGAAAGCCGGCTCTCCATCGCCGACAGTTCCATGCGCGGAACGAACTTTTCCGCAGCCGCCAATTTAAATGCCGCAAGATCGGTCGCGATAGCTTCGGCGTGCCGCTTGGCTTCTTCAGCTTTTTCCTTGGCGGCGTCGGCCGCGGCGTCCTTCCGCCCTCTCACATGCAAAACGCCACCGAGGGTGACGAACAGCGCGCCGATCCCGGCAAATGAATTGAGGTCGGAAAGCGACCACCCCCCGGTTCCGTCCGGCATATCCATTCCTTTGCCGAGACTAACGCCCGGTCTCTCGCTTGGTAGGAAAATCCAGGGCGCGCAGCCCTGGCGCGTCACGGGCATATCGCTTTGATCTGCCGTCGCACGAGCCTGTAGTCGCGGATCATGGCGCGCACGTCGGACGACAGCCCGGGATAGGCGTCAGCTACGGCGTTAAGCTGCGCGCGGCTGTACGTTTTGAGTTGCGGACACATCGGCTTGACGCGCTCCAGATCGCAGCCGGCGAGCGCCAAACTAGAAAGAGCCGTCGCGCAGATCAGAAATCGTTTGCTCATCGGATTGCCCTTGAACTGCGATTGCTTCAATTTTCCGCGCGGCGGCAGCTTCCGCCTTGGCGTCTTCCGCCTTGACCTCATCGCGCCCGGACTGGCGCGCGGATGCCTGCCCGAGCTTGATGGCAAAGCCGGCGATCACGACGACCGCCAGCAGCCCAGCCAAGACGTAGGCGAATGTCACTTCGTCACCACAGCCGCGCCGACGGCGTCAGCCGACACTGTCTCAGGGACGATCCCAGACGCCGCCAGCTTGGAAAGGATCAGCGGGCGCAGATTGTCGCCAGCCCATTTGGACACGCGCGGCGCAGAAGCCACGGCGAATTGCTCGGCGGCAGCCAGGACCTCATTGGTGGTTTCCAGCGTCAGGGTCTTGCCGGCGACCGCGCCCTCGACCGCGCCGAGCCCATAGTTCACAGCCTTTGCAATCAGGTCGTCAGTCAAGAACACCTTGACATAAGCCGGCGCCCATTTGGCAATGACGAAAGACAGCACCGCGACAGCAAGAGAGCCGACAGAGACGATGATTTCCTTGAGCCAATCGCCCCACGGGATGACGACAGCGGTAACCGCGTCGGCGGCGTTGGCCGGAATCCAGGCGAACAGGATGATCGCGACAGCGAGGGCCGCCGCTTCGAGATAGCGTTTCATTTGGGTTTTCCTTCAGGGAGCCGGGCGGCGAAGGATGAATGCGCGCACCGCCCGGCAAGCCCCGCGCGCAACTCGGGATTCGGTTGAATTTTATGGATTGATCGCCTATGTCTTAGGCGTGCGGCGGCGGGGATGGACCCGTTATGCGCGACCAGACCTACAGCTAGTGATCGCCTTGGTACGTTTGCCTGTAGGAGCCGGTATCAAGCCCGGCCCGCACATCTTCACTTTACGCCGGCCATTTTCAGCGCCAGCGCAAGGCAAGCGGTCTCTCTGCGTGACCAGCCTTTGCCGAAGGTGGCCCAAGTGCGCAGACGCCGCCAGAAGCCCATGCGAAGGCCATGCAGCGCCTTGATGCGCTCGGTGGGCTTGAGAGCCGCAGTCTTCGCCAGCCAAGGCAGAACCCGCCCAGGCCCCATGTTGACGGCGATATCGAACGCGAGCGCGTCAACGCCAGCCGGCAGCGCATCGGCTCCGATCTTGTCCCAATAGCCCTTGCGGTAGATCGCCTCGAAATGAGCCATCGGCGCGTTGCGGAGTTGCGTGGCGGTCGCGCCAGGGTGATAAAGCCGATAGGTCGTGAGAGTGACGCCGCACATCGTGGCGTGGCCTGGATCGGCCGGATGGTTCGACCAGCCGCCCTCATAAGCCAACGTGAAGGCGAGCGCCGTTTTGAAATTGTCTTTTGCCATAGGGAAGACTTTCACAGATCATGCTCATCGGCGGGACGGCACCCGTTGACCGATTTCAGGTGAAGCGATGGGCGTTCCGTCAGCCATTGCGTGACGCGCATCCATCCGGCGCCCATCATGCAATGCACGGAATTGTCTGCTTCGACGGGAAGCCTCTCGCGCCGGCATTGCTCCTGCGCATTGCAGACCGTCGCCAGCACCACCCACCGCTGTTGCGGCGGCGTGTATTCCTCGGCGCGGGCGTTGAGCCATTGCGCAAGGAGAAGGAGCACGACGAGAATGGCGCCGGCGCAGATGTCGCGAAGCATGGTCAGCCCCAAGCGATCACGTTCGGGTCAGCCGGTTTCCCAATGGCGCAAGTGACCGGGAAAGGCAGTTGCCACGGCGCAGGGGAGAACGGTGACGGGTCAGACCAGATCGGCGGCCGAGGCGGATAATATGGAGCCGGGAGCACAGGAGCCGCAGGCAGGTGCGGAGCCGGCTTGCTCGCAACCCTCTCGCATTCGGAACACTGGCGCACATCAGGCGCCCAACACCGGCCGCAGCCGGGACATTTCCAGCCCATCATTTTCAAAGCCTCGTTATGGTGACAGCCCCAACGCCGGGCAGTCCGATGGCGCAGGCGGCGGCTCGCGAAAGATCGAGCGCCCGCCCACGCGCGAAGGGGCCTCGGTCGTTTACGCGCACCACGACGCAGCCTGACCGGCAGACGCGAAGCCGCGTGCCAAATGGAAGCGTTTTGTGCGCAGCGGTCAGAGCGTTCGCGTTAAACCGCTCTCCGGAGGCCGTGTAGCGGCTCAGGCGCTCGCCCTTGCCTCCACCATAGAACGACGCCACAACGGCGCTGCCGCCCCCTACAGCCTCGCCACATGGCCTCTGTAGCCGATGCTGATCTTGACGCGCGACCCTGACCTTTTTGTTGGCCTCAGGAAAAACCTGCCCAGCCGGCGCATGAGGCGAGAAAGCATCGTCCCAATATCCTCCTGCGTTGGCGGAAATCGGCGCGCAAAGGATCGCGCCCGCGAGTAGCGTGCGTTTCAACAAATTGGATTCCTTGGATTAGTGGCTTAGAGAGACGCCGCCAGCGTGAATAGCGCGTCGATCTCGGCCGATGTCTTACCCATACTCACGGCAAGCAGGCTTACAAACGGATTCAGGCGCTCGAAATCACGGCTCCCAACGACCGCCATTTGCGCGGCGAAGCGCTGGTCTTCAGGCAACGTATTGATCGCCGCCGCAATGCTCGCCGGGACCACCACGCCGGCGACGGCACTGAGCGCTTCGTCCGGCGTGATTAGGCCGGATAGCGCCGCAGCCTGGAAGAACTGCCGGCGCGACACAGTGGCGAGCGCCGCAGCCTGCGCGGCGTCGTAAGCGTCAGCCTTCGCCTTCACCGCGTCATAATCGGCGGTCTTTTCCTTGAGCGCGGCAAGCTCAACAGTCGCCGCGTCGTAGTCGTCAGCCTTCGCCTTCAAATTGGCGTAGTCGGTCGCCAGCGTGGCGAATGCGGCCCCGAGCACGCCGCCGACCGCGTCAACGGCCAACGGACGCGGCAGGCCGGGGACGCCCTGCTCATTCCAATCAATCTGATGAGCGCCGACAAGAGAGCCGTCCACCGCGCCACGGATGAGAATTTCATAGATTGCCACTTGTGATCTCCGTTAAGCCGCGACGGGCGAACAGTCAGAACAGCGCCGCCATGATCCGTTAGAATAGAAAACCGGGACACCCGACCCGGCGCCCGGCCCCTCTCCGTCCTTGCGCCCGTCAATGGCGTAGGCGTTCGCACGTTCGACGCCGGCAGGGAGAGTTGCGACAGTGAAAGGCGCGTCAAAATTGGGAGACGCGAACGACCAAGACCCAACAGCGGAAATCGGCCGAACAGCAGCGCCGGCCCCTGTGGCTTGCGTGCCGACGATGCAGGTGTTCGCCGTAGTCTTCCAGTCGATTGCAAACCACTCTTGGGCGCCGCCGCTGGTCCATGTGTTGTAAACGCGATCAGCCTGCGCGTTCGTGCCGTTGCGCTGGGCGATGATGCCAGCGGCGTCTAGATAAAGTCTTCCGTTTCCTGCGCCGTTAAAGTCTAAATACCCAGCAAATGAAAATTTAGCTCCGTCGCTTCCAAAAAGCGTAGCGCCTCCTTGGCCAACAACACTACCGCTGTCACCTGATCCTAATACAAGATAAGAACCGGATGTACCGGCGCGCATCGTTGGGTTGTTGTAACTTCCAGCCCTCCCATTAATCTGCCCGGCCGGAGTTATACTTAAAACAGACGACCCGTCTCTCTGAAAATCAGCCAGCTTTGACCCAGCCGCACTATTCGTATTGGTGACGTTGACCAGCAACGCGCCGGGGAAAGCGACGCCAGACGCATTCCACGTTCCGGTGATTTCTAGCCCGGAACCGCTCGACGTGAGCGTGCCAAAAGAGACAGATGCCGGGAGCGTCAGTCCCGGCGCGCTCAGAACGCCAGAGCCATCAATCGAAAGCCCAGAGCCGACCTTGACGCCGCCAAGCGTGGAAGCGCCCGCTATGGGCAGAGTGTAAGCCGTCGAAGCACCGGCCCAATCAAGGTTCCCCGTGAACGGGTTGAATTGCCAGCCCATCTCTTACGCCTTCGTGATCGAGGTCAGGTTGTTCGAGCCATCATAGGCGAGGGTCAGCGTGGCTACGGTCGTTCCGCTCGCGCCCCCTGTTTTGTAGGTGACGGTCGTCACGTTGCCGCCGGTGTAGCCAAGGCCGATATAGTCGTGGACAGGGATGGACATGCCGGCAATCGCCGCCTTGAGGTCGTCTTGTTTGGCGCTTGTGGCCGCCCCAGTCGGGAGGGGGAGAGTCGCCGCGCTGATTGGCTGCGTCGCCTGCCAAAACGTGCCGGTGACGGCAACGGACTCACTGACGGATACCGAGGGCGTCCCAGAAATTGTGACGCCGCCGATGACGTTGGAGCCAGTCGCGAGCGCCGGGAGCGACGCCAGCGAAACAGGTTGCGTCGCCTGCCAGAATGTGCCGCTCACAGGGATTGCGGACGATGCGCTAATCGCCTGCGTCGCCGACCAGTTGGTGACATGCGCCAACGCGCCGCCATCGCCATTAAGCGAGGGCTGGTTTGCCGCCGTCGCCGCGCCAGCAGGCAGAGGGAGAGATGACGCGGACACCGCCTGCGTAGCCGGCCAATTCGACACGGCCACCGACCACGAGCCGCTTTGCAAAACGGGGATCGCCGGCTGGTCGGATGCGATGGCAACGGAAATCGCATTTGCCCCGGCCTGATACCCGAGAGGCGGCGTTTGACCCGTCTTTGTCGCGCCGGCGCCGTCCGTGAATTGATATGACTGCGGAGCAGTAGCCATAGGGAACCTCTCAGAAAATCATTGCAGCGGCGGCTGCGGCGTTGATCGGGTGGAATTGAAGCCACGGCTCGGAGGGGGTCGGAGGCCCGGCAGGGACCAGCGCCCACGGATCAGCGACCACCGAAGCCGTAGCCTCGAAAAGCCCAGCGTTGAGCGTCACTGTGGCGCTAAAGAGCCCGACGTTAAGTCTTGCCGTCGCTACCCCTGGAGGAGGATCGCCGACTGGCTCAAGCCGCGCCGTGATTGGGACATGAGCGCCGGCCGGGCGGCGAAGGAGGTGTATCGTCGTCATTGTGGCGCCGGGCGCACGTAGAGCCGCCCCAGCAACACATTGCGGGTGTGGCCGTCAGCAGTCGCCTTGCACACGATGGAGTAGTTCTCACCCGCGGCGAGCGGCGTCAGCGTCTGCGCCGAGGCCGCAATCAACAGCGTGTCGCTGACTGACGAGCCCTCGCTTTGCACGATCTGCAATTCGCCCGTTGATGTCCCGAGCGTCAACGGCGTGTGCGCCGCAGACGACAGCGTGAGCGAGAATGCGATGCCTGAAAGATCACACGGCGCCGCTCCATTCGTGTAGGAAAACGCGGCGATCCAATCTTCAGCCGGCCCTACCGCGTCAGAGATTTGGTAGGGCCAGAGGTCCAGAATGTTTGTCATCAGGTCACCCGGCGCGCGAAGTCGAACAAGCGCACGAAAGCGCGCCGACGATGAGGCGTTTCAGCATTTCAAAATCTGGCCTTTTGGGTGGAGCGTTTCAGCGAGCGCGCACGCAAAACCGCGAGCGGCTGAAGCAGGCCTGTCCCGTCCGAACCGGAACCACATCGGTCGTCATGTTGGGCAGCGCGCCGACGATCATCTGAGCGATCGCCCTCTGATCCCCGAGAGGGAGCGATTCGACCAGAGAGACCAGCCACGAATCGCTGGTAAAACCAAGCGGAACTTCGCCGCCGCCAGCGCGGGTCAAAAACCCGCTCCCGTCAAAAACGACTTGGCCGCCCCCCACTGGGACAACGCCGTCAACGATTTCCGGGATCGCGGCAAAAAGCAGCTGTGAGACTAGCGCGCAATCAGCCGGGGATAGCGCGGCGAACTGCGCGGGGAGACCCTCTGGCGTCACCCGCGCCGCAGCCGCCCGCACCGCTTCCAGTATCGCCGTTTGCGACACAGGCAGCGCAACAGGCGAAAATTCCCCCAGCACTTCGACTGTGTCGCCAAGCGCCAATGTCGAGGGGCTGAGATCGCCGCCCCTGGACGTGACGCCGCGCGTAAAGCCAAGACCGCCCGCGAACGGCGCTTTCTTTGAGCCGTCCTGTAGCTCGATCCGGCAATCATATCTCAGCGCGACCGGCATCATCGCCATCTGCGCCGCCGGCGCAGAAAACACACAGAAGCCGGTTTGCGGATCGAATTCGACTTTCCCATCTTCTGAGCTGTCGCTGGCCCATCCATATTCGACGGCTTGCGACGCCGCCGAAATGCGCGCGTGCATCCTGATCACGCTGGCGGGAATATCGTATGCGATCGCGATCTGGCTAAAATCGCGCGTGAAAATGAAGTCCTCATTCGTTCGCGCGCGCAGGTTAAGGGTTTGTGTTCTCATCGCGCCGACCCCTCACTGCACATGCCAGGCGGACCCATCGGACAGAAAGGTGCGCCCCACGCCGGCCGCCAGGGTTGTGGGCGAGCCGGAGATGCTGTTGCCGTCGCTGTCCTTGACCGTCATCGACGTGACCCCGCCATCAGACGACAGTCTGAAAATCTGACCGTTTGCTCCGGTCAGCGGCGGGATCAGCACCGTGAAAGCCGGGATGAGTGTCGTGTTGATGAGTGTCGCATTGTCTCGTCCCGCAGACACGACGGCCGTGTTGTCCTCAGTGTGGTTGATCGGGTCGATCCATGCGGCTCCGCCGTGATGGAGAGCCCCGTTGACGACGATCTTGCCCGCGTTGTCCCCGTCCTCTGTCGAGAGAGTGATTGTTTTCGGACTGCCCTCGATGCCGCCAATCGACACGCTGTCCGTGTCGCCACGCATTTGCAGCGCTGTCGTGCGCTTCGTGCTCGTGTGATAGTTCAGCGCGGCAATCTGGTCCGAATTGGAGATCTGGCCTTTCCAGCCAAACGCCAGCGACGAGCCCTCGCTGAGAGGGCCGAAACCGCCGATTGTGTTGATCACCCGATTGTCATGCACTTGGGATTTGGTCGGAATTTTCCCGAGAAATCCGTAAGCGACTGTCCGCGTCTCCTGATTGTCAATGCAAGTATTGTTGCGAATGATCCAGCGTTCCGCAGTCGTTCCCGGCGCAAATTGAAAGCAGACGCCGGACGCGCCGCCTGGCCCAGGGTTGAAAATCTTGTTGTTTTCGATGGTGAGCGCGTTCGCTCCAAGGGCAATCTTGATCGCCGGTGACGTGGACGCCCCACCATATGAGAACGACGAGTTACCGGAAATGTCCGAGCGCTCAATCGCAGACAAGGCAATGTCGCCAAGAGAAAGATTCTGTGTCCCGTTCCCAACCAGCACGTTGTCTTTAATTTTGATGTTGTAATGGTTCCGCGTCTGATCGGTGCGCGTTCCGACCGATACTTCCAGGCCGACGCGCCCGTTGCCGCGCAGAATGTTGTTGGCGATCACAAGGTCATGACTCAGCGTTTGCGTATCGTTGTCGTTATAGACGCCGATACCAGAAACAAAGCCGCCTTCGATGACAGAATCAGTAATGCCGGAGTTCCAGACGCCTTTATAAAAAACAAAGCTCCCGTCGTTGTCGATGTTGCTGATTTTCAGACGCGAGGCCCAACAATTGTTTGAGCCCGCCGCAAACTCGGCCGAATTTGTCGAGTCCCGCATCGTGACGTCTGTAACAGAGCAGCCGGAAACGCCGACGAGATTAAGCGGCCACATGCGGGCTCCCTGGATCGTCACGCCGCGAATTTGAACATTCGAGGCAGTCGGCCCCGAGCTGATGCCCCCGGCCGCGCCGTTGGCCCCGGTTGTGTTGTTGCGGTTGCCGTCGATCACGCCAGATCCGTCGATCACCACATTACTGGCGCCGCTGCCGATCTGGATCACGGTTTGAACGATCCCGTCCGGCGCCTTCAGCGTTCCGTCAACGGTCAGATGCGAATTGGATGGCAGCGTGAGAAGGTCCGCGCGACAAGTGACGCTGGCAGGAATCAGCACGCGAGCATTACCAGCCGCTGCTGTGATGATCGCCCGCAGCGCTGTGCGGTCGTCAGCCGCCCCATTGCACACTGGGGCGGGCAGCGCGCCATAGCCGCGCAGCACGTTGACCGTCGCCGTCATCGCCGACAGATCTCCCGTCGCGCTGGCGGTGCCGCCTTGCCCTGTCGAGAGCGGCATGGTGAGCCCGTTGATCGACGTGATGTCGGAATTCGCGCCACGGCTGGCCGCGCCAAGATTGCTGCGAGCGGCGGACGCCGCCTCAGCCCCTGTTCCCCCGTCACCGACGCCCAATATGCGTTTTGTGCCGGGCGCCGCAAGCGCCGGCGCCGCGCAGAGCAGCGCGATCAGCAAAAGTGTGATTTTCATGATGGCCTCAGTTACGTCGCGTCACAGAACGCCGGCGACGGCGTCGAGAATTGCGCGCCCGCCCAATGACGGGTTGAGCGTGGAGCCGCCTTCGCTGTGCTCATTCCACGAATAGACCAGACCAGTTTGTGCTGGGCATTCTGTGGGATGATCGCGTAGAAATTGCAGCATTCGCCCAACATGCGCAGCGATTTCAGAAGGCGTTCCAGCGACGACATAATCCAGCCAGCCCCGCCATGCGGTTTGCGGGCCGCCTGCGGCGTTGGGCCGCTCCACCATTGGACGATGGTCCCAGCCAGTCATTGCAGTCGGGATGCTCGCCTGTCCGGAATCGGCGCGCGTTTGCCATGTCTGCTCGACAAGCGCCACAAGGCCAGAATACGGTTGCTCGGCGATGGGGCTGGAATTCGTCGCGTAGAAACCCAGTGCATCCGCCCCGGTCGCGGCGAGCACGCCGTCAATCGGCACAGGATGGGACACCAGAACGATATATGGGTTCCCAACTCCTGCGGTACCGCACGCCGCCCTGAAAGCCGTGATGTCTGCCGCTAGATCGACCACGGCGTAACTGTCTGCGAGCAAGCACACGAGAGGACGCCCGCTGATCACCCGCTGATAATTGCTCTGCGCGAGGCGGCTCATGACGTCCGCCATTGATGATTGAATTTCCAAGTGAAAATTCGTGTACGACGACCACAGATGACACCAATTCATCTGATTTTTGATCGACGATGTTTGGTGGAATCTCCATGCGTTTTGGATCGCTCTGGTCGTGCCGTACCAATCATACGCCCAGTAATCTAGACCGGCGCCATGCGCGGCAGTGATCTCCGCGTCGATAGCCGATTGCGACACGCACGAATCCAGCGAAATCGTATGATCATTGATCACCGTAGCGCAGGCTGGAGCGCGAGATTGATACCGCTGCGGGCTGAGATTGGACTGCGCTTGCGGCGCGTTGAGCGAAGCTGGCCCGGCGTACCATGCATCCCATCGGATCGCCCCCACCGTGACCCCAGGATGCGCCGCCGAGGCGGGGAGCGGCAGCATCGTGGCGGCGGCGGCGGCGGCGATGGAGGATTTCAAGACTTCACGGCGATCAAGCTTGATCATGGAACCCTCGTGGCGCGCAGCGAGCCGTATCCAGTGACAGCCCCGGTGTGGCCGGCTTGGCCCACCAGATTGTATTCTTTGGGCGCAGTGAGATTCACGCGCAGAGGGCCGACCGGCAGCGAGTCAAAACTCACCCCGTTGCCCGTCCATTGCCAGCGCGCGTTGTTGTAGTTGCCGCGATCGGGGCGTCCGAGCACCGTTCGGTCCGGTCCGTCAGGCGTGTCTATCGTGACGGTAGCCGAGCATATCTCGTAAACGATCGGCGTCGCGTTGGCTGGCAGAAACCCACAATCCCCGGAAATATCCCAATTTCCTGCCGTCAGCGTGATCGACATGATGGTGGTCGGGGTATTGTTCGTGAGCGAGACACCGGCGGGCGCTTCCTTATACGTCGAAATCAACTCGCCGATATTGCCGGCGCTTGGATTAGCTCCGGTGGCCGTGCCCATCGCAACCAGCGGTTTGCTCAGCGTCGCTTGAATTTTCGACACCCGAAACACGCGTTCTTCATCGATCATCATGTCGATCTTGCCATAGTCGCCGACTGCGGCCAGCGCCGTGCTCCCAGTCGATCCGTAAATCGCAATATTGTCGGGCCGAGCCCCGGGCCTGATGCGCGTGACCACTGTGATGGCGTCGCCGGGGTCCTCCACGCGCAGCATTTCGCCATGCCCATTCCCGAACGTATGTTGGCCAGAACCGATAGCGGCGTAATTGCATCGTACCGACGTGCTCACCGCCGACCAACACAGCCATGTTGCGCCGTGACCGAGCTGCCCGTTCTGCATCACCGCAAACTCAACAGGTGTCACACCGCCAAGCGTGTGCTGTTTCCCGACGCCCTCCGACCCATCTGGGGCTGAAAGCGTCGCATTCCCGGAGCTATCGACGGAATGCGTCCCGACGCCCAAATTACGGCGAGCGTCCGCCGCAGTCGCGGCGTTGGTTCCGCCGTCCTGAATTTGTAGTTTTGGGTTTATGCCAGGGTCAGCCGCAAGCGCAGGGACAGCGCACAATACGAGCACAAACGCTCCATGAATGCATTTCGACATCACGGCACTCCGGGCGTTAACTGGATCGTCGCGGTTTCCAGCGTGTTGGTGTCGGTCGCTGTTGCGACGCCAATCTTCACGGAGATCGTCGTGGCTGTCGCCGTATTGACCGCGCTGTAGTATGGGATGCCGGCAGACGCGCCGATGACGCCGCCGCCGCTGACGGCGCTCACCTGCACAGTCTCAGACCCGGCATTCGCCACACCAAAGAGGTACGACGCGCCGCGTGTTGTCGTGGTTGAATTCGACCCGAGTTGAGACGCGCCAAGGTATAGCGATGTGCTTTTTGCCCCAGCGCTATTGTTGTTTGACAGGGTTGCGGGCACATATACAGCCCCGTTTGGGCCGATTAGACCAGCAGGCACCGTCATGCTGTATGCAGTGAGCGCTCCCGTCGTCTGGGTGTAAGCGCCCGTCCCTGTGGTCGCAAAAGCGGCCTTGCTCGCAGGGATCGCCGGCGTCCCGCTCGTATAGGCGTTGTTGTAAACCGTCGCCGCCGTGGTCGATGAAAATTCGGCGTAATACCAACCCGCCGCGACGCCTGACGCGATGGCGTTCGCGGGCAAATAGACGTAGGCGGCGGGGTATGGGCTGGCGACGGCAGTGATTCCGCTCAGCGCCCCATTGGCGCCCATCGTCCCGGAGGACGGGATAACGAATGGGACGCGGCTTTGACCGATGACGCGCACAGCGCCAGGGGTGAAGTCCGACAGGCTGTCAGCGCGGGCCGGCGCTTGAGGCAAGCCAGACACGATCAGGAGCGCCGCAACGGCGTAGAAAACGGCGCGGCGCATCAGTACGTCTCCAGCGCGTCGGCCGCCTGCCCGGCGGACCCGGAAATGCCGTATATCGCCGCCGACGTCTCGACGGTTCTGGCGCGCCCCGGGGGGATGCGCGCGCCCGTCGACGTCGTCACGTCGGGATTGCCGACGTAGATATCAGTGGCGCCCCAATTTGCGATCGTGACCGCCCGCCGAGATGTACGGGCTGCGACGATCTGCGATGCGGTGACCCCGATTGTCCTTTGGGCGGTGGCAATGCTCTGCCCACTCGACTGGCTCACAGGTATCACGCCGATGGTCGCTGACGCCGCGCCCTGTCCCGGCAGCACCCACCATTGGTTTTTGGCGGTGAGCACTGGCGAGATGTTGCCCCCGGAGACATAGACGACTCCAGCCGCGCCGGCTGGAGCGGTCGCGCTATCGGAGAGCCACACACCGCTGGTTGAAAATGCTTGCACTTGAACCGGTTCAGTTCCGGACCCGACGCGAGTCCACCCGACCACATCCCCTCGGCCCGAGACAATCGGCGTATCGGCGAACGCAGATGACGCGCAGATGAGCGCCAACGCGCCCGCGAGAAGCGTTCGTTTCAACATTGCAAAATGTCCTATGATGTCAGAGCGTAGCGGCGAACCGGAACAGGTCGTCAACGTCGCCCGCGTCATGGCCGAGAGCCGCCGCCATGAGGTTCATCAGCGGGTTCGCGCGCTCAAACGTCTCAGCGCCAATCGCGAGCATCCGCGCTCCAAATTGGTCTCCTGCCGGGAGTTTTCCAATTTCGGCCAGGACAGCAGCAGGCAGCGCCTGACGCGCGACAGCGGCTTCGGCTTCGGCTTCCGTCAGGAACCCCGCCAAAGCAACGGCATGAAAGAATTGGCGGCGGCTTACCGATTGAGGCACGGGCGCGGGGGGCGCCGGCGGCGTGCGCCCAGCAAGCACTTCGGCGATGATCGGCGCAACGACCGCGTCCACAGCGTCTGTGGTGGTGAGGATGCCGGAGGTCGGCGCCTCGAATGTCACGGTAGAGACCGTGGCGCCAGCCTCCGGAGCCGCGACCTTCTCTTCTGACGCGATATGGTGCGTGAGCGCGAAGGAAAGCCCCGCGTCCGGCCCGCGCATGGCCAAAGGAATCGCAGCCATCACTTTATCCAACTGCGCAAGAGTGAGTGTATAATCCGCCATGTCCCTGCCTCAGATGCCGACGCGAAAGCCGGAAAAAAAGTTGATGGAATTGTTGCCCATCGCCTGCGTTGATCCTGCATCATGGTAATATTTTGCGTAAACGGTATCGCCGGCAGAAACGCGGATCACACCAGAACAGCAATTTGGATCGAGGTTCGCGATAGGCGTGCCCGATACCGAGAGCGCTTGATTGGCGATGGCGGCGCTGTTCTGGAAAATGAGAATTCGCTCGTTGTTGGATGCGCCGTTTGTGTTGGCGCCGGCCGTGAAAATCCAATCTCCGGCGTCGCCAGCTGCGGCGTTGAAATTTCCGGCTGATTGATCGACGCTGCCGCTAATCCCCGAGATGGTCATGCTCGGCCAGCCCGTCAAATTTGTCAGTATGCCCGAGGGGATGTCAGCCGGAGCCCCGAACATTCGGAACCCACATGACCCCGCCGCCAGGCCATTGCCCGCGACCAGCAGCCATGAAGCGCCGTCACATTCGAAATCCATGACGGTGCCCGGCCGCGAGACCATTGTCACGCCGGTCCAAGTCGTGTTGACGATTTGGCCAGCGCTGGTGGTCAGATTCCAGTTCGCGCTTGAGCCATTGATCCACCGAAACCGGGCGCCGCCAGATGACGCCGGGGTGGGCAAATGGAACGTTTGCCCGGTCGCGCTGCCTGTGGCCTGAATGGTTCCGCTGTAATCGTCGCTGTCGAGCGTATCGTTCGATGTGATAGCCCTGCCGGTCACCATCAGGCCACCCTGCAGAGTCAGCAACCCCGTCACTATGCCGCCGGACTTTTTCAGGCGCGCGCCAAACAGCTGCCGCAACTGCGTCAGATCGGCATCGTTTGGCGTCAGCCCGTCAAGGAGGATCGCATTGACGATCTCGCGCTGCACCACCTCGAAGCCGCGCGCCGTCGGGATTGACCCGGCGAGACCGACGGCGGCGTTACCCTGGACATAGGAAGCTTCCAGATCGGTCGATCCAAGCGGCGGAACGTATTTCATGAGGCTGCCCCAGAGTAATCGAAAAAGACGTAAGTTTCGACGTTGGCGCGATTGCGGATGCGGCGTTCGAGCGCGGTCGCGTACGGGATCGACGTCAGCGCCTGCGCGCCGTCGAAGCTCATCACGCCGTCAAAGGCGAGATAGGTGGCCTGGATATCGAGCAGCTTGACCGTCCAGAACTGCGTCGGATCGACGCAAAAATTGGTCAGGCCGGTCACGCTGTCGAAGCTCATCACGCCGTCGCACGAAAACAGGCGCACATCGGAAAGCATCGCCAACCGGGTCGCGCCATCGAACGGCGTTCCGTCGAAGGCGAAGAACCCGTTTTCGGTCACCTCGACGCGATAGCCGAGCTGGTCCGCCACACAGATGAAATAGCCCGGCGAGGCGCCGCCGGCGTCGGCGTAGGCCTGCCGCACCGCGCGTAACCGGGCGGCGTCGTCAAGCGTGGCGTAGATCGCCTCCTCGCCCGCCTCGGGCAGTCCAAGCTCGGTCTCCCAATCGGCCAGCGCATCCGTGACCAGCGACGGGAACGCCTGCGAAAACACCGTGAACAACCGCGTCCACATGTCGGCGGCGAAATCGGCGATGGCGAGCCACACGCCGCGCAGCACCGTCTCAGGCTCGAAATTCTCGTCTGTCGACCAGGCCGCCCCGCGCGGCGTGAAGTGCAGGATCTGCGGCAGCAGGGTCTCGTCCGTCGGCGCGCTCTCAACGTCCACGATCGAGGGCGGCCGCGCCGAAATCAGCGGGCAGATCGCCGCGTCCTGCGGCGTCCTGATGTCGAGCATCAGACGTAGCTCGGCGCTTGATAGGCGGGGATGCGCCCCGGCGTGTAATAAGTGATGTCGCCCGCCGGCGCGACGCGGGTGAAAGTCAGCAGCCCCGGCGTGCGCCCGATCGCCTCGTCGATCCAGTCCACCGGCAAAACAAAACTGCTGTTCGGCGTCGCCGGCGCGACATGGGCGCCATCGACGGGATTGTAGGAGGTGAACAGCGCCTGCAGCTCCAGCGCGATCCCCGCGCGAATTGCGGGCGTATCGGGAATAACGCGGGTCAGAGTGACCGGCACGGGCGCGGGCGTGACGCCAACGACGGTCGGGCGCGCCGTCACCGGCCGCTGGTTCGGATTGCCGAGCGCCGCTCGCATCGCCGCGACATCGGCGCCGGACGGGGCCCCAAGCGCGCGATCGGACCGGGCGAAGGCGATCCACACCTGCCGCGTCGAATTCGAGAAGGAATCCACCCAGGCCCAGGCCACGCCGGCCGACGACGCCCGCGCCCATTTCTGCCAATCCGACACGGACCCCCCGTTCGGCGGCTTGCGCTTTTTCTCCAGAATGCGCGCGCGCCAGGCCTCTTTGCCCTCGGCGTCCGCGCCGCCGCCCAGGCCGCCGGCGCCCACAATCGCCACAGCCCCCAGCTGCGGGGTGTCATCGGGATAGACCAGCGCCAGCTCGGTCGCGGCCGCCGTATTCCCCGCGGCCCCGGCGACGTTTGCCACGAGCGGCAACACCACGCTGGCGCCGGACGCCGTCACTTCGGAAGCGGTCGAAAACAGTGCGCCATCGGGGCGCTGGAATTGCACGCCGCGCGGGATGACCAGCCCGGACACCGCGTCACAGGTCGCGGAGCCCGTGGCGGCGACGGCGGGGATAGCGGACACGCCCAGCTCATAACCATGCCTGCCGATGATGGCGACATCGGTCGCGCGCGAGACAAAAATCTGGTCCCACAACCAGGACATGCGTTGCTCGAACGCCTGCGCGACCGGCGCCAGCACCTTGCCGAGCACAGACCAGGTGTTAGGCCAAACAGACACGACGGCGCCGTCCACCGCCTTGGCGAACAAGCCGCGCGCCCACTGGCCCAGGGCGTCGAGTGTGCGAACCGTCAGAGGCATTTTAGTTCCTGATCAGGGCTTCAGCAGCGGACCGCCGGCCTTGCCGGCGATGGCCTGCCACAAAATGTCGAATCTCGCGGCCCACATCACGCCGCCGTCTTCGCCGTAAATCGTCACAAACAGACGGATCAGCCCGGCCGGTGCGTCCACTTCGGCAGAGACATCGATGCGCGCGCAGGCCTTTTGCGTGATCAGCGGACGCAGCGCGCTGCGCGCCGCGTCCTCGACCTTGTAACCGGTTTCCGCCACCAGCTCGGACCGGCGAAAGCGCCACAGCAGCGACCCCATCGGCCCTTCGCCGGCGCCAGCGTCGATGTCGAAGGCGTCGCCGATCCAGCCGCGACGGTCGCCGTTGTCGAACATGGTCAGATCGGATTTTTCGCAGGCCGCGTCGGAAAACAGCAGCATGCAAACGGCGGAAGCGAATGTCTCGCCGCCGCGCAGCCCACCATCGGCCGCGAGCGCGAAATCGCCGCGAACGCCATTCCAAACGATGTCCGGCGGCGGAACGGCGTTCTTGGTGGTGAGAACGCGCGTGGTGATCGCCATCAGGCATAGACCTTTTCAGACGGCCCGTTTTCCGTCATCACCCGCGCGCCGCCCTTGCCGTTGAGATAGACATTTCCGGCCGACGTCACGACCACATGCCCCTGCTTGTTGGAAATGTGGATGCCGTTCTTCAGGCCCATGAAAATCGTGTTGCCTTCAGCGTCGTAAAGCCGGCATTCGCCCGGCGCGAGGTCTTTGGGCCGAAGATCGGGATGCTCCATCCCAAGCATGAACGCCAAATCGCCCATGCCGCGCGGCGAATAGCCGACGCCATGCGACCCCTTGGGCGGATTGTACGCGTAGCCAAAATGGCCGACGCGATGCGCGCCGGCGAATTCCTCGCCGGCATAGCCCTTCCCATCGATTTTCTGCAGCTTGCCGCTGTCATCGACCTTGTCGAGCAGGAAGCGGAAAATGTCGCCGCTCATTCGTCCAGATCCTTGCCGTCGCCGCCCGCGCCGAGCGCGCCGGCGTCACCCTTGCCCTTGGAGCCGCCGAGCGCCCGCGGATCGACCATGGTCAGATCGGCGATGGTGCCGTCCGTCAGATCCTGCGAAAACGACACACTTTTGATCGCCATGTCGCCATCGATGTGCCAGCGCGGCGCCCGGCACGCGACCAACTTTCCGGGCGTCCAGAGCTGCCCGGTCGAATCGCGCCAGCTCGAAACCTTCGGCGTCCAGACCTTGCCTTTTGCCGCCTGGCGCAACACCTCATGCTTGCCGCGTTTTTTCGCCAGCTTGATGTCGCCGTCGCCCTCGAGATGGACGATTTTGCGGCTGATGCGCTTGATCGTCGCGTCGAGCTCGATGTGCTCGACCCGCAAGCTTTTCTCGTCCACGCCGAGCGCGCGCTGCCCGCGCACATGAATGTGCGAATGCTGGCCGGAGCGATCAAATTTCACGCGGCCCGACTTCAGCGGAAAGAACCCCTCGACCAACTGCCCGGCGTGCCGATCGCCTTTGGGGCGGGTGATCTTCACGGTCCCGTCCGGCTGCGGCACAAGCGCCGCGCCCTGCTTCCGCGCCTCGCGCTCGACCGCATGGAACACGGTGTCATCCCGCGCAAGCTGGATTTTCGGAATCGGCTTCAGCGACAAATCGCTGGTGAATTTCACTTGAAGGCCAGTGGATTTCGACAACTCGTTGGCCGCGTCCACCAGTTTTTTCTTTTCGATCCGCCCGGTCTTGTGAACCGCATGCGACTTGATTGCATCGCCGCTCTTGGACCGACCCGAAATCGTGACTTCGTGATTGTCCGTCGAAATATTGGCTTCGTAAGTGTCGATATAGCCGGTGACGACAAGGTCGCCGCCGGCATAAATCGACAACTCCTCGTCAAGAAACGGCACAGCCGCGCCTGGGTCCCACGCCTGCGTCCATTCGGGCTCGGTCACCTTCAGCTCAAAACTCTGCGCCGCCGCCTCATAGTCCCAATCGATCGAAACCGACGTCCAACCGGTCATGCGCAGCGACGACAGCGCGACAGAAACTTGCTCGATCGCCATTATTCGGCCAGGGCGACAAAGATATTCGGCATGAACAGCGGCGTCCCCACGCCATTGCGCGCCAGCAGTTCGCCTGCGCGCGACGGGTCGCCATAAAGCGCATAAGCGGCGGCGGCCGCGGGATATCGCAGCGTGGTCGAAACCTCAATCAGCGGCGCCGTGTCCAGCATGGCGGCGTTGAGCGCCCGCACCGCGGCGATTTGCGCGTCTGCCAGCGCCTGCGACGCGTCCGCGCCCAGCACCTGCCCCAAAACGTCAATCATTGGGTCGGTCGCCGCCACCAGCGCGTCCAGCGCTTCTTTGGCGCTTTGCCGGTCCGTCAGCTCCAGCGACGACGCCGCGCGCGCGATCTCGCCCGCCGCCGCGCCCCGCGCCGCGACGAGCAGCGCCGAGGCCAGCACATTCTGCGCGGCGATCCCGGGCGAGGCCGAAGACGGGGCCAAAGCCGCCAGATTGGCCGCCAGCCCGACCGCGAACGCGTTGCCGTCAGTCGCGGGCAAGGCCGCGCCCACCGTCTGGATTTGCGCGGCCACAGCCTGCGCGAAATCCGCGACATCGGCCAGCGTGGCGATCGACGCGGCGGAATCCGTCAGCTGCGCGCCCGAGGTGTGGACGCTGGCGGCGTCATCGGACGCAAGCGGCGCCGCCGACGACGCCGAAACCACGGCGGAGGCCACGGACTCCGCGAGGCCCGCGGCGGCGGCGATCTGCGCGACGGGCGGCGACACCATGCCGCCGATCGCGACGGACAGCAGCGCCGGCAGGCCGGACAACACCGAGGCGCACACCCGATCGAACAGCTCGACCGAAAACGGCCCGAGCGAACCGCCCCAAGGCAAAAACTCCAGCTCGAAAGCGACATAGCCTTGCTTGTCGCGATTGTACTTGCGCTCGACCTCCGTGCAGATGCACGCGATCACCTCGCCGTCGGGCATGACGAGATCGCCGGACCCTTTCGAGGCGCAGACGCCGAGCAGCGCCCGACCATCGGCATAAGCGGAGCCGTTGGCGATATAGGCGGTGATCCTGTGCGTCCCGGTCTTGCGGCCGAGGTCTTCGGCCTGCCCCTGCTCGCCGCCGACGTAGTCGTGGTTGACGGCGTGCCGGCCGAACCCGCTCGGGCCGCCGCTCTCGACCTGGAAAGCGAAGCCCTTGTAGCTGGCGCGGCGCAGCCGCTTGGTCCAGTCGGTGACGGACTCCATTATTGCGGCGCCCCGGCGTTCGGCATGGTCGGGCCGGTGCTCGCCTTAACATTCGCCTTAATGTGACCTTTGGACGAGGCGAACATGCTGTCGACCCTCCCGGCCCCTTCCAGCACCCTGATCCCGACAGTGACCTGCGCCGAACCTTCGAGCTCGACTTTGCCCGTTACATCAACGGGCTTGTTCACCACTGCCTCGATCTTGCCGTTGAGGATGGCCTGAAGGTCGAGCGGCTTGTGCTCGCTCTGTTTGCTGGCTTCCGTCTTCGGCGCGCCGTTCGCATCAAGCCCGGAATAGTCTTTCGACAGCGGGAAGGCCGCGGGGCCGCCCGGATGACGGTCGCCGGGCTTCAGTTCCGGTTTTTCCCGGTTCATCGCATATTGCTTCAACGACTCGAGCGCCTGTGCCGCGCCATCGGCGTCCGCGCGCAATCGAGCAAGCGCCTCATGCGCTTCAATCATCGACCCGGCTTCTGCGGCGATTGCCTCACGCGCTGCGTTGATCTGCGCGACCTGATCCTTCCATGCCTGTGCGCCGCCCGTTTGGTTGACCATGCCTTCGGCGAACTTCAAATCCTTGTTGAGCTTTTCCAGTCGGCCAAAGAGCTCATCACGCCGTTTTGCATAAGCGGCTTTGTTGTTTGGATCTCTCGTAAGGTCTCCCACGACCTTGTTGGCGAGATCGTTAAATCTCTCTTGCCCCGGCGAAACCTCGCCCTTTTTGTTGGCCTCGAGATTTTCGTGCAGGCGCTCCGTCGCCGACGCGACAGCCTGCGCAAATTCGTTCGTCGGCGCGGCGAGACTGTCGGCGATCGCCTTGCCGGCTTCCTGCATATAGCTGCCGAGCTGCTGGCCGAGGTTTCGAAACGCGATGCCGCCGTCGCGGCTGTTGAACATGTCGGCCGATTCCAGCCCCTTGGCGCCGCGCACCAACGCCGCGTCTTTCATAAACCGCGATTGCTGGGTCGCAAAAATGCTGACGAGCTGCGCCGCCGTGCCCTTCGAGAACAGCGTGGCGATGACTTCCTGGATCTTGTTGGGATCGACGACGCCCTTTTTTGCCAGCGCCGGCAGCAGAAATTGGTTCACCCATTCATACGGATTCGCCATCGCCATCTGCGATCCGATGATTCCACCCGGCTTGACCTGCGCGATGTGGCCGCCCTTCGGGGTGTAAACTTTCGATGGATCGACCAGCCCGTAATCCATCATTTGTTTCAGGGCGGTCTTGGTCATCTTGCCGCCAACGATGGCGGAAAAGAACGCCTGTTGCGCCGTGCCGGCCTGGGCGCCGCCCAATTCCTGCGCCAGCGTCGGCGCGACCTGAAGCATGTATTCCTGAGACAATCCGCGCGTCGATTGCCGGCCATACTTGAACATTTCGTAATAATCGGTCGGGCGCAACGTGTCGCCAAACACGTTCATGGCCTTGGCCATACCGTCCATGTACTGACGGAACTCCCGAGGATTCTGCGTCGCGCCTTTGATCTCCATGCCCTTGATGAGCTTGTCAAACTCCTCGGCCATGTTCTCGCCGCCGCGCGCCGCTTCGGTGACGGCGCGCAATTTCATCATCGGTTCGAGCAGTTCGGCGGCTTCCTCATACGACCCGACAATCGAGCGCATGTTGCGCAACATGTGCATCGTCGTCGATTGGTCGAAATTCGGAATATCCTTCGCCAGTTTCAACGCCTGGGCGTTGGCGTGCTCGATCTCCTCCTTCGCCATGCCGGAGGCTTCCATGCGCAACCGTTCATGCTGCGCCTTCTGCCCGGCGGTGATCACTTTGCCGACGCCATAGGCCATGGCGGCGGGCCCGGCGACGGCGGCGACCTTGTCCAGCATGCCGGCGGCGGCGGCCGACGCCATGGCGGCGCGCGAGTTGCCGAGCCCGCGCGACAGCCGCGACATTTTCTCCATGTCCTTGGCGTTGAGCCCGAGCGACGCCGCGCCCTTGATCGATTCCGCCGTGCGCCCGAAGCCCTTGAGCGCCGCGCCGAGCTTCGACAGGGTCGAAGTAAACCCGGCGTCCCTGGCGCTGATTTGCGCCTCGGCGCGCATGATGCGATCAGCCATCAATCACCGCCGTTGCTTCTTCAACCATTTCACGCAGTGTTTGGCGACGGCCAGGAGGTCAGACCGCGCCATTTCCGAAAACGCTCGCGCGTCCAGCACGCGGACGCCCGGCATCAGGACGAGGAGCTCGAAGAGTTGCTCGAAATCTTCGCCCGGGCTTCCCAAAAAAAACCGAGCATACCCTCCTTGATCCGCATGGCGTCGACCAGTTCGGCCTGATCGAGCAGGAGAGAATCGGCAGGCGCGACAACGCAGCGCTCGATATAGCCCTTGATCGCATCGTCGTTTTCGATGCGGATGCTCACGCCATCTTTCACGGCCCAGCGAGCAGGCTCGCCAAGCTCGGAATATTCGCTGTAACGGGGCTCGCGAAGCGTGACCGCCGTCACCGGGCCGGAATGGCTTTTGATCGGCTCGCCGATCAGCTGAATCGTCACTTGCTTCGCCATCGCCGCCTCACACCGCCTGATACTTGTCGGTCTCGACCTTGAGGCCGGTGATTTCGCCCGTCGCCGTGTCCAGCTCTGGCCGCCCGCTCCAGCGCGCGCTGGTGAGCAGATGGCTGACGCCCGTGTCCATCTCATTGACCGTCACGTTGATGTCGGCCAACAGCATCGCGTTGTCCCATTTGATGCCGGAAGTCTGCCCCCGGTCGAAGCTGATATCCGCCGCCGCCAGCACCGGCTTGACAGTGGAATACCCGGTCCCGTCGCCATTGGCGCCGTTTTCCATCTCCACCGTCGTCGGCGAAATTTTCACGCTGGCTTCGCGCGGCGAATAATTGACGCCGTTGATCGAAATCGAGACGCGGCCGCCCTTGTTGTCCATGTCGAACTCCTATGTTTGGCGCGGGCCGGCTCAGCCGTTCAGCAGCGCGTCGGTCATTTGCGTGTAAATCGTGATGTTGGCCGCAAACACGCGGAACTGGTTGGCCACGTCGGTTGGCAGGAAGGAATTGACCCGGTTCGGGTCGGAATCCCGCTCGACGATCAGATATTTCGCGAACAGCGCGACATTCTCGACCAGCGAGGCGCCGGCCAACTCGGTGTAGGCGTGAATGTTTGCGGCGCGAAGCGCGTCCGTCGTGACTACGCCCTGGTTGTTGTTTGGGTTCTCGTCGACCAGCACGCAGCGCGGAAAGAGCGACTCGACGCGATGCCGCATGTAGCGGCCGACATATTGCGAAATCGCCAGCGTTTCGATGTCGAGCCAGGTCGTGTCGGGCGTGTCGTAGGGATTCCGCTGGTAGGTCGTGACCAGCCGCTCCAGCCGCACCGTTTTGGCGGCGTCCACCGTGTAAGCCGCAATGCCGTTGCGATAGAGCGATTCCCGATCCGCACGCGCCCAATAAGACGATGGAGCATAAGGCGCCAGAATGCCCGAAAGCGCGATGGTTTGCAGCGGCCGCGCGATTTCCGTGGCTTGAGAGAGCGGCGCGCCAAGGTTCTTGCTGCGCGCGACCACGCCGCCGACCGCCGCCGCCACCACCCACGGCGCGGCGGGCATGCCGCGGATGCCGAGAATAGTCGCATGCGGATCGTTGCGCGCCGCGCCGAACGCCGTCAGCTCCGACAGTGTGCCGGGACGCGCCGTGATGTAATGGCCGCCCTGCTGCACGGTCGGCGCCCAGCGCCCGGAGCCGGAATTCGCCAAAAACGTCTGCGACGCATTGAGTTGCGCCGTCGAGGCCCAGGGCCCGGAAATCCATTCGGCGTTGACCGGGCCGAGCCGCGCCAGCGCCGCCGCCATATCGACCTCGCCCGAGCCCCCACCCAGCAAATAGGCGCTGTTGACCGTCGAAGCCGCCGTCCCACCGGAATAAGTGACCGTGATGCCGGCAGGATCGTTTTCGCCCTGAAGCGCGCTTTCGATGCGGATGTCGTTGCCATACGACCCGTTATGAACAGCCGTCAGCGTCACGACGGCGCTGTTCACTGCCGCCGTCACCGGATAGCCCATCCGCAAATTGAATTGCGTGTAGCCGGCGTCGACGGCCGCCTTGAAGGCGGCGGCGACGGACGCGGCGGTGTCGCCCACGGCGACGGCGACCGAAACCGCCTGGCCGGCGATGTAGCGCGTGAACGTGCCGCCGGCGGTGGCCGGGCCGGCGAAGGTCACTGTCGCCGAGGCTTTGTCGCCCGTCGGCTCCGCCACCACCAGCACGGAAATCGCGCCGAGCGGATCGTGCTCGCGCGCATAAAGCGCCATGTCGGCGGCCATCGATCCCAGACCGAACAGATTGGAGGGATTGCCTCCACCCAGTTCGTTCAAACCGCCCACGGCCGGATAGCCAGCCTTAGCGTGCGCGATCAGCACATGCCGCGAGGTCGAATTGTACGGCGCGGCGCCGGCGTTGAATTCTGCGAAAAACAGCGACGTCCTGATGTTGGACGGCATGCTTTCAAAAGCGACATTGCCCATCGTCAGGCTCCAGTGTTGTCAGCGGAAGGTTCAGCGGAAGGTTCAGCGGAGGCGGCCGACGGCTCCACGATCTCGATATCGCCGCGCATGATGTGACCGGCCCAATAAGCGTCGTAGATGCGCGGAACGCCTTCCTCCACCCACGGCAGGCGGGCGCCGCCATGCGACGGGTCGGAAATGTCGGCTTTGGGATCGGTCGGGCGAATGTTGATGGTCTCGGTCATGTCGATTGTTCCGGGTGGGCGACAAAGGTCGGGTCGGCGGGGTCGGGCGTGGTGGACGCGGGCCCGCCGGCGCGGCCGGGCTCGAGCGTGAGGGCGACGGTTTCCAGCCTCGGGAGATCGTCCGGCGCGCTGAATTGCGCCGCAAGGCGTTTCAATTCCGCCAGCACGTCGGCCGGCGGCGACAACGCCGCGAGCGCCCCAAGTGCGGGCGGGAGCAGGTTCAGCGGCGCGGGCAAAACGCCCGCAAATGCGCCACGGGTCTTCATCTCGCAGGACAGCGTCACCACTCGCACCGCGAACCGCTGCCCGGTGGCGTCGTCTTGATAGCGCGACGACGAAACCTTGCTGATGCGGCGAATGACGTGGTCGCGCAGATATTTGGAATAGGTATTTCCCGAGCTCAGGAAAAACCCGCCATTTTGAATATCCGAGGCGTCGCCAACGATGCGATGTTCGATCAGATCGAGATCGCCTTCCATCTCACGGTCGGACACAGCGACCACGGCGTCGCCGGTGTCTGGATCGGTGGCGCGAATGGCGATTTCCATCGTCAGTTCGCACGTCCGGTTGAAATCCGGGCCGCCGTTGTTGGCGGAAAACGCCCCGCCGTCGTCATCTTCCGCATAGAGCAGAATGAGCGGGACCGGCTCCGCGCTGTCGAACATCGCCAAACGTGAATCGAACACGCGCCCATTCAGCCGCGCGGCGAGCACGGGGTCGGCGAGCAGGGCGCAGCAGGCGCCCAGCCGCAAAGCGGTCCGTTGCAGCGACATCAGTCGTAAACCGGCTCAGCGAGCGTGCGCGAAAGCTCCGGCGGATTGGTCGCCACCAGTGTCATCTCCACCATGCCGAGATCGAGAGGTTGCGTCATCTCGACGCGAAAAAAAGCTTCGTCTGCAAGCCGCGCTACCAGGTCGCCGCGCTGCGGGTCGCTCCCCGAAAGATCGCGAATGCGCTGCGCCTCGGCGCCCGAAAGCGCCAGAACGGGCGAGACGCCGGACAGCGGATGCACATCGGACGCCGGCTTGTTGCGCCCGGCCGGATGGATGACTTTTGGAACCATCCGGAACCGCCCGGTGAAATAGACCGGTTGCCGATCGGTCGCCTCCAAGGAAGGCCGAGCGTTGACCGCAGGCTGACCATCGGCGCGCAAAGGCGCGCCGCGCGGAATGAGCCGCCATTCTTCGCCCATGGCTTCGTCGAGGGCTGCTTCAGCGTCCACCCATTCCCGCGCGAAATTACTCATCTGGTCAGCCAGGGATTACGCGCAAGAGTTCGTGGAAAACGCGCGGCATGAGGTCGGATTGCACGGTTGAATAAAACGACGACGCGGACGCGCCGGTTACCATTTCATCGGGAATGTCGAGGCCTGACTTCACAACCTCAAGTGGCTTGCGTGAGCCTCCCACCCTTCGCATGACGTTGCCGCCGAATTTTTTTGTTTTCTTGCGCCGCTTCTTACCGAAGCCGCCGCCAACTTTGGTGAAGCCTCCGGCATAGTGGTGCTGAGCATTCCACGGCGACGCGTCGACGCCGTCGCCGCCCTCACGCGGCTTGAAAAACTTCAGACGGATGTTGCCGCCCTTGGACTTGATGACATACGCGCCCCGCGCAGCGCCGCCCGACCTGCCGTCGTAAGCGGTATGCTGCCCGAGCGCTTTCTTGATAGTCTTGTTTTTCAAGCCCGTTTGCGGGACTAGCGCCCTGACCATCGCGATGCGGGCTTTCTTGCCGGTATGGTTGAGGGCGCGCATGATCGCGGTTTGCGATTTCTCGCCGGCCGCGCCCAGCAGATTGCCGAGCGTGGTCAATTGGCTGGCGTCGATCCTAATCTGGACAGCGGCCATTTCACGCACCTTCAATCGGTAAGGCGAACGGCGCGCCGAACCCGTCGCCATCGCCAAAACGCTCAATTGCATCAATCATCCGTCCACGCCGCCCCATCACAGCATCACCGAGAGCGACGAGAAGCCGGTTTGGCTGTATGGATGGACTGGCCCGATACATATCGGCGGAGATCTCCGCCTCAGCCCTCTCCGGTGATAAGGCGCAAGCGACAATGAAAGCCGCCGCCGGAGACCGGCCAATGCCACGCCAGCAATGAACCAACATGGCGTCGCGCTTGCCCCAGGATTGCGCGAATGCGATTAGCCTTCGAGCGTGCGCGGCGGTTGGCGGCAAAAGATCACGCCGCCGCCGCGCTACATCGGCGAATTCCAACCGGAGGGTCTCAACCCCCGCAAAAAACGGGGCCTGTTCCGTCGCATCTCCAAGCGAAACAACCGCGCTAATCTGGTTCTTGCTCGCTACATCTTGAATTTCGTTTATTGCGCAAACCCAGATGACGGCGCTCACGGAGCCGCGCCGGAATCGAGCTCGACCAGCACTTCGGGGCGGCGCACCATGGCGAGCTGGTTGGACTGCGTCATCAGTTCGACGCCCTGGCCGTGATCGAGGATCTTCGGCGAGATGAACACTTCCTGGCCGGGCGCCTCGTTGACGAAGCGGATGTCCTCGGGCGGCGCGTCATAGGTGTAGAACGTGTCGAGCGTTCCGGCCGGATAGGCGTGGCCCTTGCCAGTGGTGACGAAGGACTTGGACACCAGGGAGCCGCTCACCTTCACCGGCGCGACGCCGTAATATTCGCGGAAGATGATCTTCTGATAGGTGAAGGTGCGGCCCATCTGGCCGCCGACCTTTTGGCGATCGACCTGCGCCAGCTTTTCGGCGTTGGACCAGTTGAGCCAGTATTTCTGCACCTTGGGATGGCCGATGAAAGCGTCGAAAAAGGCCGGAGAGACAATGGCCTCGACGTGGCTCATCACTTCGCCGCGCAGGTTGGTGGCGATCTGCTCGAACAACTGGCTGCACAGCCCGTCGACATCCGTGGTCGAGCTGGAGAGGTTGAAATAGATGGTGACCTTGGTGAAGCCGAAAGCGTCGAACAGATTGTAGAGGGTGGCATCCTGGCCATCGACGATGTTGCCCTTCAGGGCGCCCATACGAATCCATTCGCGGGTGATCGCGTGCTTGCTGCGGATGGCGCGCAGGCGCTTGGCCATCTCGTCCTCGAGCGTGCGCGGCCTGGCGGCGCGGCCGTCGACCGTCAGCATGTTCTGCAGGTCGCGCGGGCCGATCATGTCGAGATGCGGGAAGTGCGGAACCTCGAAATAGAGCACGTCACCGCGTTTACGTTCGGCGACCGAAGCCGGGCCGCCGCGTTCGACGGCCGGCAGCACGGACAGCGTATGCTCGTCGCGCCGCACTTCGATCAGAGTGGAGATCGACCCGGACGACGGAAACAGGTCGAGATCGTTGAGCAGACCGTAGAGGTTCGGAATGCGGTTGACCTGCCCGGTCAGTTGCAGGGCGGTATAAGGAAACAAAATGTCGGTCACGGTGACCTCGCTTGAAGAGAGAAGGTGGAAGACATCAGACGGCGGCGCGGACCTTGACCGGGCCAGGAAGCGCGCGCAGCTCTCCGACGGCCTTGGTCTTGTTGGCGCCGGAAATGCCGGACGGCCAAACGATGCCGGAATCGGCCAAGAGCGCATTGTTGGCAATGTAGAGGGCGCCATCCGTGACATCGGCGACGCCGGCGCTGCGTTCAGCGATGGAAACGCCGATGCAGGCGAGCGACCCGTCGTTCGGCAACGCCACCACCTTGCCGTTGGCGTCATGGGCGACGGGCGTGCCAATGACGGTTGTTTCGCCGGCTTTCAGCGTGCCGGTGTCGCGGGAATAGCCCACCTCTTCTTCGTACTTGACGAGGTCGGACAGGATTTTCGGCTGGGTGTAAGTGCGAACGGGAGCGACCATTGCGCGTGTCTCCTTGTTTGGCGGTAACGGCCGCTCAGCGCTTCGGCCGAGCGATCATGCGATCGACGGCGGCGGCGAGGCCCGCGCCGACGGCGTCTTCCGGGCTATTGTCCCTGTCCTGGGCGTCAACCGCCGGGTTTGGCGCGATCGCGTCGAGGCGGTGCGTCTTCGGCGCGGCAGTGGCGAGCGGCGAGGCAGCGAGCGCGGCAGCAGCGGCTTCCGGCGCCATATCGGTCTGAAGCGCCAGATGCTGCGCCAGGGCCTCACGCCCTTTCGCGGCATCATGGCCAAGAATGGCGGCGACGCGCTTGCGTTCGGCTTCGGCGCCCAGCGCCATGGCGGCGGTTTCGGCAGCGGCGAGCTGCTCGGCAGTGATGGTGGTTTCGCTCATGCTTTTCGGTCCTTGATTTCCGCGCATAGCGAGCCCCAGCGCGTCCTCGGCTTTCAGATCGGCGGCGATCATGGCGAAGACGTCGTCCAAGCCGCCGACGGCGTCGGCGAGACCGGCTTTGACAGCCGCCCGCCCCATGAAAATCCCGGCTTTGGTGTCGCGCACGGCTTGCTCGGAAAGCCCACGAAAGGCCGCGACGGAAGAAACGAACAGCCCGTAAGCGGATTCCAACCGCGCATCGATGCGCGCCGCCGCTTCTTCGGACACCGGCCCGTAAGGGTGGCCGTCCGCTTTGAATTCGCCCTTGGTGAAGATCGTCGGCTTGGCGCCGGCCTTCTCCAGCTGCGCCGACCGGTCCACATGCACCATGATCACGCCGATCGAGCCGACCTCCGCCGACGGCGTCGTCACGATCTTCGACGCGCCGGCGGCGATGGCGTAGCCGGCCGAGGCCGCCAGCCCATTGACAAAAGCATAGACCGGCTTTTTGGCCGAAAGCGCCCGCACCCGCGCCGCCGTCTCCATCGCCCCAGCGACCTGGCCGCCCGGCGAGTTAACGTCAAGAATAACGGCGCGAACCTCCGCCGCCTCGGCCGCGGCGAGCTGCGCGTCAAGCCCTTCATAGGAAGTCAACCCGCTCGATGCGCCGATCCAGGCGCCGCGATTGACCAGCTCGCCCATCACTGAAATCAGAGCGACGCCGCTTTCCATTCGAAACATCGGAATGGTGCGCCCGTCTTCGCCGCGAGGCCCGGACGGGCGCCCGACGAAACGGCTGGCGTCAATCTCGACAAGGGGATCGACGCCGAAGCGTTCCGCAAGACCGGAAACCAGCGCCTCGGCGGCGCTGGGCTCGACCATCAACGGCTGATTGAACACCAGCGAGGCGACGCGGAGGGTTTGGGGCATTTTGGAACTCTCTGCCCGCTCGGGCGAAACTGATGGCCGTCTTTCCGACCTGTCACCGCTTCCCGGGCCTGCAAGGCTTGCGGTCAACCCAACTACAACCCCCGGGTGGGGAGAGCGCTTTAACGAACCGATATGCGCCCCATTCTTTCTCCCTCACCCGCCACCCCGATAGGCTGAAGCTGATCCTTCTTAAGGGGCCTCACCGTCGCTCCTGCGGGAATAGGTTCGTAAGAAAAGCTCGTTTCAAATTCGGGCGGCGGGCTGAACCCCTACACCTGACTGCCGCCAGGGTCCTCAAAGAGTGCTGGGGGCCTTGCGAGCCTTACCAGACCGCCCTCTCTGGGTATTTCTAAGTTTGTTCGCCCGCGCCGGCCGGGCCGGTCGCTTCCTCGGAATCGGGCTTAACGCCCTTGTTCGCCTGCACGGCGGCGACGATGGACATGCGCGACAAACCGTTTTCTTTGAGAACGTCATTTTCGAAAGCGATCTGCTCGATGTTTTCTTCCCAGTCGATAGACTGATCAGCGCACTCGGTTTCGAGATTGGACGTCAATCCCTCCATGCGCAGCGCGGCGCCTTCGGCTTCCTTGACCGGGTCCACGTAGCCGCGCCCGGGACCGATCCAGCGCACTGACGCATAAGCTTCCGGCATGCCCCAAAAATCCGGCGCGCCTTCGGGCGCGACGACATAGCCTTTGTCGAACGCCTCCTCGAGAAAGGCGAGATAAATTGGCTGCACATATTGCTCGGCGAACACCGCCTGTAATCTCTTGATGGCGCGCCAGACCTCATTCAAGGCGGCGCGCGCCGACGAATAGTTCGTGCGGCTCCAGTCCATCGAAAGCTGCTCGTACGACAGGCCGAGAGCCGCCGCGATCGACTGCAGGAAGGCGGATTGAAACGCATGGAACGCCGTCGTCGGGCGCGGCGCGTTGTTCAGCGAAATCTTGTGCCCCGGCGGCATGATCGGGATGCGCACGCCGCCGAGTACAGCCGGGTTTTTCTCCAGATAATCCAGCGCGCGCGTCATGTAGGACGCGCGCACACTCGACTCCTTGCCGCCAGCGGCAAGACGCGACGCAACTTCCTCATCCGGAAGATCGGAATAAACAAAGGCCGCGAGCAACGCGTTGGCGGTGGCGTTGGCCAGCTCGGTGTCGCCGTGCTTCCCGATCATGCGCAAGCGCGAAACCAGCGCGGCAAACGGCGTGACGGCGCGGGTCTGGTCCTCGCGCTCCGGCTCGAACGCGTGAATGAACACCGGGCGGCCCCAAGATGTCTCACGCTCGATTCGGGTCCAGGTCTGCGCCTGCACGGACGCCCACCAATCCGCGATATGGCCGTTGCGGACATGATAGGCGACAGGGACGCCGTCGCGGTCGAACTCGACGCCGCCGCGAATTTTCAAACTGTCGGCGGCGTTTTTCGGATTGCAAACCCGGTCCGGGTCGATCTGCGCGACGCAAGTCGCATAGCGCGCGCCAAGCTTTTCGACGCGGCGGCGGTCGTATTTGATCGCGGATGTCGCCTCGCCGCCGATTGCAAAGGTGCGCGCCGCAAGGCGCAACAACCCGTTGAGCGACAACCGCCGACGCGCATCGGCAAATTTGCGAGGGTCGCGCGAAAACAGCTTCCATTCCGACCGGATCACGCGACCGATTTCGCGCGCCGTTTTCGGGTCTATCCCCAATGCTCTCGCGTCCGGCGTCGGTACACATTGCCAGCCGGCGCCGACAACCATGTCGACCAACCGCATGATCGCCGCTGTGGCGTGCGGATCGTTGCGGACAAGATGTCGCGTGCGGTCGAGCGCGATCCGCTGGTTCGGAAGCGTGGCGGAATCGCCCGACGTCATCGCCGGCCAGAACGCCGCCAACTCCTGCGTCATGCCGGAAGACGCCGTGTAAGCCGTGCTGGCGGGCGCCGGCCGCGCCGTCGAAGACGATATGGCAGCCGCCTGGGGCTCGTAGGTCGCGCTCCAGTGGACGCGCAGGTTGGCGGGCGCGTTCATCAGAACACAATCCCGACGCCGGAGGGACTATAGGTCCCGCCGTTCGCAATCTGCGCCTCAAGCCGGGCGACATAACCGCGTAATTCGCTGACAGTGGCAGTGGTATAGGTCACCCACTTCTCGCCTTCGCGCACCTCGACGCTCCGGCGACCGATCTGCAATTGATGCAGCGCGGTGCGGGCTTCAGTGAGCCACTGCGTCAGCGTCTCCATCGGAACAGCGGCCATATTCATCCCTGATTAAAGCGCGCCAGGCGCTCGAACGGATCGTCGGGTTCGTCTTCCGCTGACGGCAATGGTATCGGCGGCGGCTTATCGGCGGCGCCAGCGATAGGGCGCGCCGCAAAGAGGTCGTTGGCTATAGCGTCGTCAGGCAAGCCACGCCGACGCGCGAGATGCGCCCATTCGACATCCGTGGTGCTCGACAGACCGAGATATTCGGCTAAAGCCAGATTGTAGATCCTGCAATCGAGCAAATGGTTGTCTTCATAGGCCCGCTTCCAGACTTTCCTTGAGCGGCCGCGATAAGCCTCATCAGCCATGTATTCGGCAGTGATTTGCCTGAAATATTCTTCGTCAAGCCACATGCCAAAATGACAATAGCCTTCCGGATCGGCCGATGCGCCTGACTTCACCCCGAGCTTGTGCAGGTCGGAATAAAACGCCCCTTTCAGCGGCCATGTACCGACCGGCCAGAGCTTGACGCCTTTCTTGGCCTTGTGCCCAGCCAGATCGATATCCATCAGGCTCGGTGTGCCGATCGGCGGCTTGCCCCAACCGTCGCGCCCGTCGAGCGCCAGAACCATATCCTGCCCGGTGTCAATGTGAAGCCGCTGGTTGCTTCGCACCCACGCGTAAACCACATGCGACCGGTAGCCGGAGTCCACGCCGAGCGCGTCAATTTTGCGCATCCGCCCGAAGGCGTCGGGAAATTCCCGGTTAAGCGTCTGCGCCCGAAGCTTCTCGAATGCGTCTCCGTCAGGAGATTCTGTCGAGCCGTCGAGATAAAGCGCGTCCACCACCCATGTCTGCCGATCCGGCGCGATCGCAATGATTTCCAGCCAGATGCCGCGCATCTGCACGTCAGCCGCCGCCAGCAGGATGAGCCCGCGAGGCGGAATATGGCCACGCGTTAGACCCTCTTCGCGGCGCTCCATCAGCCGTACATGGTCCGGCGCGTCGCCCCGGAACTGGTAGGGCAGGCCGAGAACCAGGTTCCAATAATCCTTGCGGCCGATCTCGCCTTTTTTGCGCTGCTTGAGCCAGTCCTCGGCTATCGCCTCATAGGACATCATCAGCGAAATGAAGGCGTCGATGTGAAAACCAGGATGGCGGTTCTCACCCGTCGCCGTCGCCCGCCACTCGCCGGCCCGGATCATCGGCACTCGCGACGCATCATCGATCAGCGTGCCGCAATTCTGGCAGACATAGGCTGTCTTGTGCGGCCGCTCCTCATCGATTTCGAGGAAACGGAACTCGTGCACGAACCATCCCTCGCAATTCGGACATTGGCAATGCCAAAATCGCTGATCCGAGCGCTTGAAGGATCGGTCAACCCGGCAATGACCAGGAGCCTCCCCCAGTTCGTCGCCGGAATCGACCTCCGGCGTCGAAATCTCCAGAATTTTCCAGTTTCGCCGCCGTCTGAAAGCCGTAAAACGCCCAAAAAACAAGGTTTCTGGGTCGCCATAACCCGGAATGTCCTGCCACTTCGACACCTCGTCCTTGACGCCTTTTTTGGCCGTCTTGGACGAAAGGTCCATTACCGCGTTGGCGTTACCGAGCCAGAGGCGGCCGCGCGAGAAAACCTTTTCGTATGTTGTGGAGCCTGAGCCAGAGCGCGACGTCTGCGGCTCGATAACGTCACGACCGGTCCGACGCTGCCACGCGTCAATAAGTGGCTGCAGCTTTCCCGCGTTGAGGTCGCGCAGCGCGTCGATCCCCGGCACAGCGTAAAGCGTGTTCGCCGGTTCGCGATCAGCGATGTAGAGACACCATGCGAGCGCCAGAATGGAAGCGCCGGTCTGCTGGCTCTTTCGCACCGTGACCAGGTTGCACGGATGATCGTCGCCAAGACAGTCGGCAATCTCGACGAGATAGGGCGCGCCCTTCGCGCTCCAGAGTTGGCCCGCGGCGGGGCCGTCGACCAAAACGATGTTTTCCGCCATCCACTCTGACAATGGCATCGGTGGCGCGAGAACAAGACGCTCCGCCAGCGCGTCGAGCACACCGGCGATAGCCGACATGTCGTTTATTGCGTCTTGGAGGGCGCGTCCTCGACAATGGACGCGCGCAGATTGTTGGCTTCGGTCTTCAAGGCGCGCACCATTTCAGCGGAGAATTCCGCCGCCACCCTCTTCAGAACCGGCGCGAGGCCTCGCACGCCATCCTTGGCGACAATCGCCGCCAGATCGTCGGCTTGCTCTTCCAACCGCCCCAGCACGTCCAGAATCACGGTCGCCGCGCGGTCATACCCTTCGGCTACCGCCTGAGTGTCGACGAGCTTGCCCTTGATCGTTTCCAGATCAATCCGGCGCCGCTCGGTCTCCAGCCAAGTCTTCTGCCGCAGCGCCTCGTCATAGGACTCTCCGTCCTTGGGAAGCTCTGTGCGCTCCTGCGGCTTTGGCTGTTGCGCCTTCGATGGATCATCGAACCGACCGCGCAGCGCATCATACTGGGCGACGTTCACAGCCACCACATTGCCCCGCGCGTCGCGCTCAACAGCCAAATCGTGCTGCTCTACGAACCGCTTGACCCGAATTGAAACGGTGGGCTTCGAAACGCCGTCACGCGCCGCGATCTGAGCGATAGACCACATCACAGCGCGAGGAGTGTTAGGCGTGTTAGTAGCAGCCGTTAGCACCGTTAGCCCCTATTAGCCCTGATTTTTCCATTGCCTAACTGGAAACACGCCGGGCCATTTTCCTGCCGCGTGCGATTTTAAGCGGCGGAAGGACCCGTGAAACGGGGATGTTTCACGGGGTAGGGCGACCGCGCGGCGGAGGGAGGGGCTGCGGTCACGCGCGGCGACCAATGCCCCAGAGCAGCCACCACGGGCTTGTCACCCACGCCGCAGCCATACCCCATGACGCCAGCCACAGCGCCAACGCCAGCGCGTCGGCGGCGTCTATCGCCGGCATACGCGCGACCCGCCGCAGCGGCGTTCGGACACCAAGGCGCGGCCCGACAGCGCCATGCTGACCAGAAGCAGGATCAGACCGATACGGATCAGCATCGATACACGCCGTTGAAGAGAGGATTTTCTTGCCGCGCTTGCGCACTCGGACCGGATATCATCCGGTTTGCTTTCGAGGACGTCGGCGCTGTCTGGCGCTCTTTTTGCCCTCGACGGGCCAGTGTCTCACGCTGCCTGGGGCGGCCTTGGGCCGCATACCCGCGATCTGGACCGGTTCGTTGGCCGGTCCGCACGCGACTGGCGCATAAACAGCCGTGATTTGATTTGATTCGTCAAGCCGTCATACGCGTCAGTTCAGACACATCCACTTTCAATTCGAACTGCTGACGCCCGCCCAGAGCGTCCAAATCCAGGAACGCGCGCATGCGTTTCTTGCCGTCGAAGTTTGTGATGTGCGCCATCATTCCGGCAAACGGCCCGGATTTGATCTCGACGCCAGCGCCGACATCGAGCCCTGGCTCAGCCTTGACGAGCGCGGCGGCGTCAATCATCGCGCCCGCCGCCATCAGCATGATCATCTTCCAGCGCGGGATCAACGCCGGCGGCGAAAACCGATCGCCATCGCGCAGCACATCGACCACGCCACGCACATGCGGCGCGGCGCTCCATTGGTCAAAATCGTTCCAGCCGAAAAAAAGATAGCCCGGGAACAAAGGAAACGCGGCCGCCTTGGCCTTCTCCTGCTTGCCCGCGCGCGAGGTCCGCCACCGCTGTTCGACGATCGACGGCGCGAACACATCAAATCCCGCAGCTTCGAGCGCCTCGCGCGCCGCCGCATTGCACGCCGGCTCCGGCAGCATCCGCGCCCCAAAGGCAAATTCCCGCCGTTCGCCCAGCGCTTTCACGCCTTGCTTCACCGCCGCCACGCCCCAAAATTGCCGATCCATCATCCCCTCACCCCTCGCAGAACACGCAAAAACGGCCATCCTCCCGTCCCTCCCGGAATTCTCAAAAACCTCCCGTCCATAAGTCTTTGAATAAAAACCATTTGGGAGGATTTGGGAGGATAGGGAGGGTTTTTGCATATGAAATTCTATTTTTTCCTGCGCGAGCGCGCGCACACACATATGAGGCCGAAGCCCGCGAAAACCTCCCTATCCTCCCAAATCCTCCCAAAGCCAGCTTTTACAGCAGCTTACGAGCGGGAGGATTTGACAAAAAACGGGAGGATGGGAGGATTGCATCACGGATCACGCTCCTCATCATCGCCAAATCCGCGCTCGCGTTCTTCGTTCGTCCAGGCGCGCCCATGCTCATTGACGAAGTCGCTGACGCCCTTGGTCAGCGACAAATCAAGCCACCAGATTTCAGACGCCTTCTTTTTCGGAATGCCGCGTTCGGTGAGGGCCATGCCCAACCCCTTCATCGTCCACTCAGCCTCGCCGTTGGCTTTCGCCCAGGCGCAGAACAGCCGATGCATTTCCACCGCCTGGACGCGCTTGCCGAGATCGGGCTTTGTGCAGACCTCCAGGAAGCGCCCAAGCGGGTCACTGTCCGCCCTGTAATCCGCCGTCGCGGACTTCACCGTTTCCGGCAGCAGCAGGCCGTGATCGAGCCAATCGCGCAGCCCGTCGAGGCACCAATTGAAGATGCCCGAGGCCTCCTGATAGAGCTTCTTGTCGAGACCTCTGTCCTGCTTGGCCGGCGCGATTGTGATCGGCCAGGGCACGAGGATCATACGTTGCCAAATGCCCTCATCCGTGCCGCTGATTTTTGGCCGGTAGTTCCCCTGCATGGTCAGCTTGGCCTGCGGGCGAAACGAGAAGAATTCCTTGTTGAGGTGGCGCGCGTCGATCCTATCTTCACCGGTAAAAAGTTTGACCAGCCCCTCATCGAGCGTCGCGCCCTTTTTGGGCTCAGATGTCGTCAGCAGCCGCACGCCCGGCAGCTTGGCGAGATCAGGCGTAGCCTGGCCGCCAGCTCGCGCGCGGCCGGAATCGAGAAAGCTTTCGATGGGGATGGTGTCGGCGTAGTCGCCGCCGATATGCAGCAGGCACTTGGTCCAAACACCCTTGCCGTTCCGCCCCTTGCCATAGTGGAAGGTCAGCCGCTGTTCCGACGTGTCGCCGGTCAGGCCAAGGCCAGCCCATTGTGCGAGGAAACGTTGCGCCGGGCGGGAACCGTCCGCCTCCGGCGGCTGCACTTGATCCAGGAAAGCGCGATAGTTCGGCGCTTCCGCATCTGGATTATAATTCACGCGCGCTAGTTTGGTGATCCGGTCTTTCGGGGCGTGAGGATCGAGGCGCACATAACCCTCGAAATCCTTGCTGACGCGCAGCGTCCCATTAAGCACATTGATCGCATAATGGTCGCGGTCGAGCTCCTCAGGGCCAACGGCGAATTTCGCCGCAGCCAATTTTCCGATCGCGGATATCCGGTTGTTGCTTTCCGAGGCGCGACCCCACTTCGAGACCTTGGCAGAAAACAGCGTAACTTTCCCGCGATCATCGACAATCTCATAATCGTCGTCAGTGCCGCGAATGGCCTTGGCTTCATTCTGGATCGCACGCACCGTCGCTTGCACGGCCGACATCACGGCGTCATTGGCGCCATCCCGCGCAAAACGCCGCCCGTCCCAGATCAGCCAGCCCAGCTTTTCGCACCACAAAACCTTCCCGTCATGGCGCGCGAAAAAACGCTCCGCATTGCCAAGATCGGTCATCGGCAGAAAGGCGCAGCGGCGATCAAGTGAGCTGTCGTCAGAGACGACGCCGCTTCCCCCACCCCCCTGGGCAGGCCCGCCGTCGTCGCCTCCCGTTTGGGAGGGTTCTTCAGGCGCGCCAACAAAGGGTCCGGGTTCAGAGGAGCGCGGGGCGATGGGTTCGCCTGGCGGGATGTACCCGTCATCGGGAGGCGCAGCTCGTGCGGCGAATGGCACAACATTCGAACGCTCCCGCGCGCGCGTCCCGATCTGCGAAAGGTCGGCGGGTTCGGATTCGCCGAATTTCAGGCCGCGTTCGATGGTCCCGCCAGGCCGCACCGCCTTATCGTTGCCCTTGATGCCCCACGCCATGCACGCGTCAACGAGCGCCGCCAGCGCCACCGAGCGCGACAAAATGCCAGCGCCGACCAAATGGCCAATCTTGATCGCGCAAATGTTGGCGGTGTCGCTGCGTTCGCCTGGGGGCGTGCTGGACAGGATGCGGCATTCGGCGTCAAGCGCCGCAAGCGCGTATTTGCGCCGCGCGTCATCGACGGCGGAAGCCTCTGCGGACGCCCTCTTGGCCACATCGACTCGAGGAGCTAGCCTCTGCTCGAACTCCCCACGTTCCATTATCAGATCGACGAGCCGCGCTGGCGCTTCGGGCAGCAGACCCGATGGCGGCGTCAGCCATTCATAACTGCGCCCATTGAGCATGACCGAGGGAGGCGCGATCACATAGCCATAAGGACCGCGCACGTCGACATGCGCACGGATCGCCTCGGGCGCGTCATCGCATTTCTTGAACAGGTTGGCGCGATTGCGCATCTCGATATCGACGGGAGAACGAAACCACAAATGCAGTCCGCCCGATTGCGTTCGGCTGATCGCCATGCCCTCAGGAAAGCCGCCGCAAAATTCCTCCAGCGCCGCCAGCATGTCTTCGGCCGAAACGTCGCGCGGATCGAGATCGACAACGAAGCCGGCGCGCGCATCGGTGCGCACGCCGATCAGCGCGCGCGGCCACTGTCGCCACCAGGCGCGAATTTGCTCAGCGTCGCAGGTCGCGAGGTAGAAGCCGCCATCCTTAGCTCCGGGTACGGACTCTTTGGGCGTGAGCGGCATTTTCCCGACGCCCTTGTCGGGCGAAGGCGAGCAAGGGAAAACCGCCCATCCGCGCGCGGCATAATCGAGTGCGGCCTCCAGAGGCGAAAATGTCCGTGCTGGCTCGCTCATTTTGCCGCGCTCTCAATGCTCTTCTTCTTGGTTGGTGGGAAAACGCACGCGAACAAAAAGTCAGATCCAGGACTCGACCTGCGGCGAGAAGCTCATCACGCCACCTTCCGGCGCTTCGGCCGCGCCACGCCTTTCTGCGCATTGGTCATCCATTCACCCCTAATCTTCCCGACGTGGCGTCCAACGGCCATCTCGCTCAAACTGAGGCGCAGGCCTATCTCGCGATTGGTGATGCCGGGGAATTTCAGCAGCAGTTCAAGCACAGCGCGTCGGTTGGCTAGGTCTATCTCGCGCGGGTCGGCCGTCACTGCGCCAGCGTCACTCATCACGCCACCCGGTCAAGCGCCAACGGGCTGCGCCGCGACACCCGCATGCAATCGCGGCCTCCGTTCGCGTCGCGCGACCAGGCCAGCCATTCGTCTTCGGAAATGCGATAGAACTTCAGCACGTCGCCAAGCGTCGCGTGGCCGTTCTTCACCGCCGCCACCAGCGCCATTTTGCGCGCGGGCGTGAACCGCCCGATCTGCGCGAACAGTTTCAGCACGCCGTCAGAACAGCGATCCTTGACCGGATTACCCCGCAGATCGATCCACATGGCCCTGACCTCCAGACGACGCGGACGGCCAACACCGCCCGCAAAAATAGCTCTTGCCGATTCCAAACGGCGGAAACTTCGCCCCGCAAGCGCAGCGCCGCCGGTCGTATTCCGCGAACCAGTCGCGCAACCCCTTGGCGCGCGCCTCCGCCTCGGCTTTCGGATCAGGCCGCCGCGCCATCGCCCGACTCCAGCATTCCGGCAAGCGCATCGAGCGCGGCCCCGGCGATCCCCTGGGCCTTGCCGCAGGCGTCGCGGGTGACGCCGGCGCGCAGCCGGTCGAAATCGCAGCCCAATTGCAGTGCGTAGGACAGCAGCACGCCAGTGTCGCGGATCAAATGATCCATGAACTGGTCGCGCTTCACCGCATTGATGAAAATCTCGCCGGGTCGGCCATCAGCCAGAAACCCCACCGTCGCGACGGCGGGATGCGACGAGGTCGCCGGATCGGCGAAAAACTCAAAAGTCAGCGCCGGCCGGCGCGCGGGAAGCTCGGACATCACGCCGGCGCCCGCAGTTCGGAAAACCGCACGACGCCGCGCATGTGCCAATTGTCGCGCCGCTGCCGCGTTTCCCGCGACTCATAAGCGAGCCCCATGTGGTGCGCGCAATAAGGGCCGCCATCGATCGGCTTGCCGGCGCCGCAAAAATGAAAATCCTCGGCGCCCGGATGACCGATCGGCCATTTGCACATGCGTTCGGTGAGATGCGCGATCTGCACGCGCCCACTCTCGGGAAGTGCGACCTCGCCGACCGCCAGATCAATCGCCGGGGCGGAGGGCGAGCGAGCAGACTGTGCGCCCTCCGTCCCGGCAACCTGCGGAAGCGCTGAAGGCGCGCGCGCGTCCGCTTTGGGAGGCGGCGGAAGTCGCGACGCCGCCTCATTCCTTTTTTTCTCCGACGCGTTCGATCGCGTGTCGCCGCCCCGCGCGCCCTTGAACCGCAGCCCCAGCCGCCACGCCAGCCCCAGCACCGCATTGCGCGAGCCGAGATCGGTCGTCACCGCAACCTGCGCGGCGCTCAGTCCTTTCGCGATCGCCTCCGTCAAGATGCGATAGGACGGATGGTCCTCTCGCGTTTTCGCATTGCCGAACGCTCCCGCCATGCCTCAGACTCCCCGTGTGTCGCGCGCTATTTGCGCCCGCGCAGCTTGCGCCTCGACCAGGAGGCGGGCGGACGCCAGCGCGTCAGGCGAACCAGCGTCCACCCCGCTTTCATCAGCCGCCACCAGCTCCGCCTGAATTCTCGAAATCTGTCGCAGCAGCGCACGGTCGATCTTCCTCGCAATCGCGACACGGACGCCTTTGTGGCGCTCCCGACGAATATTTTCCGCTGTGCCGCCAGCCACGCCGATCGCGTCGGCGACGATTTGGCGGGCCTTTTCCGCGCCCTTGCCCGATAACACCCGCGCAATCGCCTCCAGCAGCAGTAGGGAGACGCGGGCGCGATCGTCCGGGTTGTGGGGGAATGCCAAATTCATGGATGTTTTATCCAGATTTTGGGATGTTTTATCCATGTGGGCTGGATGCATCGCGCCGCTCCCCGTGTGATCCTGTGATCGCTGACAACGGGGAGGGCGATGCGTGAAGGAGATGAGACGCGCGGCCGGGCAAAGCAGGCGCGTCTCGTGGTCAAAAGGAAGCGGCGGATCGCCCCAGTGCAGGTGACGAGCGATCCGCCGACGGCGCGGGCGAGAAGAACCGGAGATCCCGCGCCTTCCCCCAGCCCACTTGCGCGACGACCAAGACCGCAAGAAACCACCGGGAGAACAGAATGTTGAAAGCCTATATGTTCGAGACCAAGCGCGGCGTGTTCCGACTGCTGCCGGAGACGGACGGCTATGTCCTGATGTTCGGAAACGAGCGACTGGCGAAGGCTCACGACGCCCCCTCCGCCTTGTGGCAATTGTTCGCGGGCAAGTCGGCGTTTTCCGCCGTCGAGGCGCGCGAATTCGGCGTTCCCTCGACGTTGGACGATTGGGACGCGTTCGATTTGCGCGCCCGCAGCACCTGATCGTGCCCGACGATAATTTCGTCCTGCCATGCACGCTCTTTCACCGCGAGAACTGCGCGATCGAGCAGCGACGGGTCCATGGCGACAAACGCTCCGACCAGAAACCGCACCTGCTCATGCGTGAGGCGAATCCACAGCGCGTCGCGCAGGGTCGGATGGTTCTCAGGCTCGACGGTGACGCCCCATTTCGCGCCGAGATAGGGCCCGGACACCGCAACATGCTTAGCGTGAACGGAGCGGTCGAACGGCGTGCGCACGGGGAGCTCGGGGATCATGAGCGCCGCTCCGCGAAATAGCGCTGGAAAGCGCCGAGGGATTGCAACCGGAGGTCGGCATGACTTTTGACGCAAATGACACGGCCAAGGATTTGCTCCTGGCAGGACTGCTGCAAGTCCTCGACCGCGTCGCCGCCGAGGGCGGCGAGACTGTCGCGATGAAAATCGCCGCCGACATCCACGCGGCCTGCGACACCTTCGGGTTTCCAGGCTTGAATGCTGAACAGGCGCAGGCGGTCCGCCGCGCCTTCGACGTCAAGATGGCCGCACTTGAACAAAGCCTGCTGAACGCAGCGCGCAAAGGCGGCAAACCGGGCGAGGGGTGAAGCGCTCACGCGGCGGCCTCCGAATCGGTGGGAGCGGGGCGCGGCACGTCGGCGGGCCATTGAGCGCCTTCGGGCCATTGCGCGGAAAATGAAGCAAGAACGCTCGCCAACTTGCGCGCACCCATGTCACCGCCAGCCCGCAATTCGCGACTGCGACGCCCCGCGCCCAGAAATCTGGTCGACACGGTCGCCTCGGCTAAGCCGGTGGCAGCGGCGTAAACGTCAATGACGCGAATAAGGCTTTCAACGTGGCTCATGCGGACAATATGAGCGGACTATAATCCGCATGTCAAGCGAGGACTGCAGTCCGCGTTCTAAAACCATTCCTCATTTGCGATAATTCTAACCATGAAGCCGGCGACAAACCCAATCGTTGCGCGCATCGATCAGGCGAGAGAAAAGCTTGGCAAATCGCGCGAAGCGGTATCCCTCGAAGCGAAAATGGTGCGCGGCTATCTACAAAAGATGGCTGAGCGTCCGCACGCCGTTCCGAAAGCCGACACATTAGCGCGCCTGGCTACGGCAAGCGGAGCGCCGCTGGATGAATTGCAGGCCATAGCAAGCGGGGCGACACCTCGCGCTTTCAGCAGCACAGAGCGCGAAGCTGTCACAAGATCGCTTGCGGAGCCGCCGATTCCTATCCTTGGGGACGCGAAAGGCTCAGCGCTCGGGGCTGTGATGTCGTGTTCGACCCCTATAGGCTATGTCGCGCGACCGCCGGGCCTGATTGGTGTCGAAGGCGCTTACGCGGTTTTCGTTCAAGGAGATTCCATGTCGCCGCGCCACAAGAATGGCGAATTGCGCTTTGTTCATCCCTACAAGCAACTAAACCCAGGCGACGACATCATCGTCCAGATTGTGAACGCCCACCACGAATCGGGCGCATTCATTAAGACGTTTGTCGCCAAACATCAAAAGTGGTTAGTATGTCGACAAATCGCACACGACGCCGAAGTCAAATATCCAGTCCAGCAAGTAACGTCTGTCCACAAAGTGCTTAATACAAACGAGCTCTTCAATGTTTGATTATCGAATCGTCGTGAATTTTCCTGCGCGCAAAATCACACGCGATCGGCATGCGTTGCAGTCTGCGCCAATCGCATCGTCTTTCGGTCTGCCTACTATGAACACTGGAGAACCGCAGGCAGGGCAGTCACCAACCCACGCTCCTTGACGCCAGCGACGACCAAACAGGCTCACTCCACCAACAACAAGAAACGCCCCAAACCAAAACATCGGGTCAATCAAGCCTAGCCGCGTCCATGCGCCGAACATAAGCGCTAGACCGCCAATCATAAGCGTCGCGCCAATAAAAGCAGCAATGGTCATTGCTGCTGCCGCCATCGCCCATCCGCGCCGGACAACTTTTCCTGTTTTCAGGCTCACGGCAACGTTTCGATCGTATTTTGCGGGTGTCGGGGTGTCGGGCATGGGCTACCTGCAGAGCTTGTGGCGCATCATCGCGACGATCGCCGATGCGGACCCGCCAAAAGCGCCGCACGCCGCCGTGCAAAGAAAAATCGCAAAAACAACAAATATCGCCCGCAATCGCCTGCTCCGTCCCAGAAGGCCGCGAACTGAGCCTAAAGCACATGTGCGTCGGCGTCATGCGGAAAATAATCCGCATCCTCTTGACGCGGACTAAAATCCGCACATATGATCCTCCCATCGCCGCACCGAGCGCCGATGGGAGCCGTCATGCCGCACACCCCAACCCCTACCGAAAAGCCGATCCACAACCACCTTGGCGCGGTCTGGCTGCACATGCGCCCGGAAATGCGCGATCCCGAATACATCGTCACGCGCATGTCCGCCGACCTCTGCGCTCTTCGCCGCAAGCACGGTCACTACGACCTGCACGCGCTGCTCGCCCTCGGCTGGACCGAGGCGCAGATCAACGAGCACAGCGCCGCCGCCATCGCTTCCGCCATCGCTTCCGCCATGTTCCTTTCTGTCGGAGTCTCCGCATGACCCATCTCATCGACGCCTGCACGCCGTCCGCCGTGGAGCTCGGTCGCCGCATCAACACCCTGATCGGCCGTCGCCTGCAAATCATCGCGGCGCTGCAAACCGACAATGTCGAACACGCCCTGGCCGCGTGCACCGATTACGCCGACGCGATGACGGACCTCATCGACGAAAGCATGAAGCTGGCGTTGCTTATCGAGGCCGCCTTCGAGGCCCGCTCGGCCAACCCATCCCTCCAGACCGAACAGGGGGCGTGATGTCCCATCGCATGACGCAAATCCCCCGCGACATTCTCAACCAGATTTTTGCGCGCAATCTGGAGGCCACCACGGCGGTCTGCGCCATTTACGGCCGCATCCAGGACAATCCCGAGATCGCCCGCGTCGCCGCCGAGGATCTGACGCAGGCCGCCGAAGGGCTGCAAGCCCTGGCGCAAAGCCTCGCCGCCTACCTCGCCCCCGAAAACTCCAAGCTGAATTGAGACGACGATGACGAACAAGATGGACGATGGCGGCCCGGCGTTCCCGAACCTCGAATATGTGGAAGGCCAGCGCGACGGCCATGGCGACACGATCGACGGCTACACGGTGGCGACCGGTGGCATGTCTCTGCGCGATTGGTTCGCGGGGCAAGCGCTGACAGGCCTTCTGGCGGCGTGTGAAATATCATGCCCTGCTTCGCTGTTTGCAAAAGAAGCTTACGCCGCCGCCGACGCCATGCTTGCCGCGCGCGCGATGAGGAGCCACTGACATGGTCCAACTCATCGCCGAACGGAAGATCGCCTTCACCCGCATCAACGGCGCGTCGCCGTGCAACGTCCGCGCCGAGTCTGACGCGCTGGGGGACGATTTCGCCTCGCTCGCCGCCACCATCGACGCGCTCGGTCAGATCAAGCCGCTCGCCGTCCATGGCGACGACCTGTCCGGCTACTGGATCATCGACGGCTTGCGGCGCTGGAACGCGCAGGCGCTCCGCATGCAGCAAGGCCGGCTCGATCCCGAGGCGGACGAAATCCCCGCCAAGATCTACGAAGGCACGTCCGCCGAGCTGGCGGAACTGTCCATCGCCGCCAGCCTGCAAAAGCAGCTTCATCCGGTGGAGGAATTCGAGGCCTTCGCCTGGCTCAACGAAGCCGGCATGACCACCGAAGCCATCGCCAAGGATTTCGCTTTCACCCTTCGCCACGTCAAGCAGCGCCTCGCGCTTGGTCGCATGGCGACGCCGATCCGCACCGCCTGGCGTGTGGGAAAAATCACCCGCGATCAAGCCGAAGCCTATTGCGAGGCCGGCGACCCCGCTGAGCAACAGGCGCTGTTCACGCGCCAGTTTAATCAGGGCGAAATCAACGCGCCCGCATGGCAAATCCGCGCCTTTGCCCGCAAGGACAAAGTCAGCGCCGCCGATCCCATGGCTCGCTATGTCGGGCTCGACGCCTACGCCAAGGCCGGCGGCGTCATCCGCGAAACCCTGTTCGACACCGACGAGGAAAAACTTCTCACCGACGGCGCGCTGCTGCGTCGCGTGGCGCGCGAAAAACTCAGCGCCGAGGCCGAGATGATCAGGGCCGAGGAAGGCTGGGGGTTTGTCGTCATCGAAGACGACCCCGAGGCGCCGAAATTCAGCTTCGACCAGCGCGCGCTCGACCTGACCGACAAGGAGCGCGCGCGCCTTTTGGAGATCGAAGAGGAAAGCGCCCAGGGCGACCCGGAAGAGGAAGCCCGCGTCCGCGAAGTCGACGCCATCGAAAAGAAAGCCTTCGCCCGCACCTATTCCAAGACCGAACGCAAAAGCCTCGGCATCACTGTCGAGATCAACGATCTCGGCATGCTCTCCGTCACCCGCGCCGCCATGCTTCTCCCCGCCCAGGCGGCGCCCGAGCCGGCTTCTGACTCTCCCCGGGAGCCGGCTCCCCAATCCGACGCCTACCAGCCCGCGCCGCTGGAGCGCGCCAAGATCGAAGTGGAAGCCCCGCCGAGCAAAGGCGCAGGCGAAGTGGTCAACAGCGCGGCGACCGAAGCGCTCGCCGGCGTCGCCGCCGCCTGCGGCAATTTCGCCCTGGCGCTGCTGGTGGCGCGGCTGGGCTGCTCCTATGGCGGTCGCGAAGGCGGACTTTGCATCTCCGGCCACGAGTCCGCGCATTGTTTTCAAGAGCCGAGCAACGAGCTGCTCAAGAGCATCAAGCGCGAGAACTTTGGCGCCGCTCTGAAAATCGTCGCGGACGCGCCGTTGAACGATATCACCGTCGCCGCTTTTGCTTTGATCGGCGCGCACATCAACACGCGGCCGGAGGATTTCAAACACACCCGCCATACGCTGCGGGTCGCGGCGGAATTCAGCGACGTGCGCGCCCGCCTGCGCGAAGCCATGGATTACGAGGCCTATTTCAAGGCGTGCCCGCGCGAAGTGGCGTTCGACCTGTTCGAGGAATTCCTCGGAGCCTCGGACGTCGCCGCCGCGAAGAAACTGAAGAAGGCGCCAATCGTCGAGAAGGCCGCCCAGCTCGCCAAGGACAAGGGCTGGCTGCCGGAGCAGTTTTCCGATCTGCCGGTTGACGCGGACGCAGAACACCCCGCGCCTGTTGCAAAGCCCGGCCGCGCCGCCAGCGTCGAGGTCGCGACTTTCGTCGACGCCCAATGCGTGCGCGGCGACGACATCGAGCAGCCGACCCCGGCCAAGGAAATCTACGCGGCCTATGCCGCCTTCGCCAAGGCGCGCGGCTGGACGCCGATCACCAACGCCGCCTTCGGCCAGGAGATCGCCGCGCTCGGCGTCGAGAAGATCAAGACCCGCGCCGGCATGGCCTATGTCGGTTTGGGCCTGCCCGCCATCCCCCGTCCCGTCACCCAAGCCGCGGAGTGATCGCCATGCAGCAGCAAGCCTTTTTCACCATGCGCGCCGGCCGGCTGGAGCGCATCCCCGTGGACCGCTCGGAAGACGGCATTCTCGACCTTTCCACCCATTTCGCCGCCGAACAGAGCGCCGCGATGATGACCGCCCCGGGCGAGGTGCGGAAGGAGACGGCGCGCCTGCTGACCGAACTGTCGCTTGACCTTGAAGCGGTCCGCGACGCCATCAAGATCGCCATTTCGTCCGGCCTGATCGAGGAGGCGATCAGCGCGTTGGAGGAGCTGAGAGACCTGTCCTTCGTCGACGCGAACCATGTCGCGCCGATTGTGCGCACCGCCTTCACCACGCGGCGCGCCGAGATCGCCAGGGAGCTGCACGCCCTGCTGTGCGCCGCCTACGAAAAGTTGACCGGCCGCTGTGTCGAAATCGAGCGGAGGGCGTGATGGACCATCCCACAGTTCCAACCGAATCCCCGATCCAGGTTCCGCGCTGGCGTGTCACGATCACCTATCGGGCCGACGCCAACCGCCCCGGCCTGACGCGCCTGGTGGCCGACCAGGACGAGGCGGCGGAATACGTCCGCACCGCGCCCTATTTCGACGAAATTGAATTCATCGACCTGGTGCTGATCCCGCGCCGGCAGGCGGAGCAAGCGGCATGACGCCAAACCTCCCCTGGGCGCCAATCTCCGGCCAGACCGCGCTGCGCGTGATCGAGCGCAGCGAAACCTTTGTGCTGTGCGAGGACAGACACTCAGGCGCGATTTGCTACCTGTTCGGGCTGGACGGAAAGCCGGTGTCCATTGGCGGCCGCAGCCTGACGCTGCAAGCCCGGGTGATGAAGCCCGAGCCCGTCGCCGAGATCGAACCCGATCCTCGCAGGCCCGCCTTTGAAATGGTCGCGCCGCCGGCCATCGCGGCGCGCGCCACGAAGAAGGCCAGCAAACCCAAACCCGCTCAGATGAGCCTGTTCTAACCCCGGGAGTCGCCCATGTCATACGCCATTGTTGGACTGATCTGTTTTGCCCTCGGCTCTTGGTTCGGCGCGGCCCTGACCGACGACCGCGACCCGCTCGACCAGCCGGACGAATGAGCCGAACGAACCCCTGAAGTGAAGAGGAGGAGACTATGAAGACGATCCACGTTTACGACCGGCGCAAAATCATGCAGCGCGCCCACCAGATCGCGCGCCAGACGCGCGAGCAAACGGCGCGAAAAGCGTTTGACCTCGACGTCCGCATCGTCGGCGCGATGATCATCCATAACAAGCCGCTGTCGGCGCACATCGCCGCGACGCCGGTGGATTTCGCCGCCGCCATGCGCACGGCCTGGGCCGAAGCCAAGGGCGCGAACGTGCTCCCGCGCAGCCAGGCGCTGACGATCGCGCGCCCCACGCCGCTAGCTCCGTTCAACCGCCGCATGCGCTTCGCCCGCGTGTTCCGCCTGCTGTCGAGCGCGGCCCGCTGGGTCGGCGCCCGCTTCATCCCCTCGCGCGCGGCGTGAGTTCAACGAAAGGCTCGCACATGACAGAGACGGCCGAAGCCGCGCCTCCGGAAAACGACGGATGGGAATGGGCGATTGTCGAAATCTTCGGCCATCGCAAGCACGCCGGACGCACGCGTGAAGAGGAGCGTTTCGGCGCCAAGCTCCTCCGCATCGATATCCCGAAAGACGGCGATCCGGAGACCAATGGCTGGGAGACGGTCTACTACGGCGGATCGTCCATCTTCTCGTTTGCTCTTGCGGATGAGGCGACGGCTTTGCGCTTCAACAAGCCCTACGCGCCGCCCTCGCGCATCCAACTCACCCACGAGCCGGCCAACGAGTCCGACGACGACGACGACATGAACTTTTGAGGGACCGCGCTATGATTCCCGACATCACTTGGCCTGAGAAATTGACGCCGCCGCTAGACGACGTGTTGAGGCTGATGAATTTTCAGACCGGCCCTATCGCGCATTTATACCGCCGCGCCGGCCATGATATTCCCAGAAAATGTGAAGCCGAGCAGGCTTTCGTCCTGCATCGATTCATTGGTCTTGCGATCAAACACGGCGACGAATGGCGGAAGTACGCGCAAGAGGAACTCAACGCGATGATGCAAGCGGCTGAGGCGTGACGCCATGACCGACCACGCCGACGCCGAGACCATCGAAATGGTCCTGTTCTTGGAGCAGACCACCGCCGGCGCAATCCGCGTCGGCGACGTGCACACCAAGAGCGTCTGGCTCCCGAAGAGCCAGATCGCCTTTCAACCAGATCAGCCGCGCATAGGCATGGTGACGGTCACCCTGCCCGAATGGCTGGCCAAAGACAGGGGGCTGATTTGACCACGGGAACCGACGCCGGCGTTGTGCCGGAAATCTACATGGACGAAACCACCCCGCCGCCGCGCGCCACGCCTGATGATTGGATCGTCCGAAAGGGCGACGCCTTCATGATCGATTTCGTCCCCGTATTTTGCGATGACGACGAAGCGTCGGAAGCGCTTGCCCTAAAAAACGGCGAGAGGGTCCCCTTTGGGCGGCTCTACACCTATCCCACAGCCACACTGACTTTTGGGGAAAACGGCAAATGGCAGTGTGAGCCTCCGGCGCCCAATGGCGCCGAACAGGTCATGGTTGAGGATGATCCCGAGACAATGTCGGATAGCGTCGCTGAATTGGTCGAGAATGCAGATCTAGATTCCGATTTTTCCTACACCCTCCATTTCTACACATGGACAGACGAGCTTTGGACCTTCGACGCCGAGGCCGGCAAGTTCACGCGAGGCGCCGCATGAGCAATCGCTGCGACATATCCCCGGAATACGCCGATGCGCAGATCGTCAGCAAACCGGGCGAACGGCTGCACCGGCTGTTCGCTATGCTCTGCGACACATGGATTGATGACCTGAGCCTGGAGAGAATCCACCAACTTGAAGAGTTCATTATCTCATGGAGGTGGATGAACGCGCGCGGGGAGCGGATGGACACATGACCCCGCGCCTCACCATCAACGAGAGCGAGCACGCCACGCCCGGCTATGTGGTCGCGACCGCGCGCAGCGCGTCGCCCGCCATCGTCTGGCGCGGCCCCTTCGCCGATCTCCAGCACGCCCGCGGCTATGACGCGATCCACTGCCACCCCAGCGACGGCGCAAAAATCCGCGCCGCAGCGGCGCGCAAGAACATTTTGGTTCGGGAGGCGGCATGAACGACGTCAATGCGCTGATCGCCAAAGCACGCGAAGCGTCAAACCACGTCAAGGACTGCGGCCACCGGAAAGGCGGCAAGCGATGACCGTCCCGCACCTGAATGCGACCGAAACGACTGTCCTTGCGGCCTTGCAAGGAGCGAACGGCGATTATTGCTTTCGGAACTTCACCTTCCTCTCGCGGGAAACAGGCCTGGACCGCCAGCAAGTCCGTCGTGCCTGCCGATCTCTGGCGCGAAAAGGCTTAGCTGTCTTCGGACGGGGCCTTTGGACGGAAGACGGAACGCCGGCCGGCAGCGGCTACGCGGCGGCAGGAAAGGATGGCGCGCGTTGAAAGAGCCACTCAAGATCGCAGGACAGATCAAGCCGACGCCAACGATTGAACGCGTCGGCTCTCAGATCATCGTCGCACTCGACGGGAAGCCGGTCGTCACGCTCCATTACGATTACGCGTACATGGACAATGCGACGCAATGGAGCTGGGCGCGAAGCATCGTTGAAGCGTTCGGGTTAATCCCACCCGAGGCCGCACCATAGACAGAGAGATGACGCCACATGAACCAGCACGCCAAACCCGACAAGCCGCCGAAGCCGAACTCAAGGAGTTTCGCGAGCGCGTCATCTCCGCTGAATTGGAGCGCGATGCGATACAAGAAGCCTGCGCCACGCTGGCCGCCACGTCTCCTGTTTCTGAACCGCAAAGTCCCGAAAACGCATGGACTTCGTGCCGTTCTTGCGGATGCCTACAAGACAGCACGGCGACTTGATCGCCGGGGTTACGCTCCGAACGACGATGATAAGGCGATGACGGACAAGCAGGCCGGTCGTCGTCTAGTTTTCCTCGCGCTCCTCATATGTCCTCTCGACCTTGAGGTTTGGCAGGCGAAGGAGGCCGGACAAGTCGTTCGCGTCGCTTGAGTTCACGGTCTATCGCCTCGCGAATGAAGTCCAGGCGGACTTCGCCCGCCTCAAGAACGGCGGCAATGCGCTCGGTGACCCCTTCGGACAGGGGGAGCGTGATCCTCGTCTCGAATTGCTTCTTTCTGCCCACAGTGGGCGGCTTGCCGTATGTACGATTTAGAGTCAAGCAGCACCTTTTTTCGTATGTACGATATTGACGGCATATCATACATACGTTATGACTTCAATCATAGATACGATTGGAGATGAAAATGATGAAAGGCTTACCTCTGCTCCCGCGTTCTGTCTCCGCCCCGTCAGGCCATAAATGCCTTGGAGCCTTCCCGGTCTTTGAAGTTGGTTGCGAATGCGGCTGGTACTCACTTCCGCACAAGGAACGGCGCCACGCTTATTCGGAGTGGCGCGAGCACGCGCGCACTCATGGCGGGGTAGTCGAAAGCTATGAAGAGCACGCAAAGCGCGAAGCGGCGTACAGGCGAAAGCTGGAAGCGCAATGAACCTGCCGCTTTTCGCCAAGCTGGTCGAGCCGAAAGGCCCGGCCAGTTCCGCAGCTCTGCAAGAGGCGCGCGTGCATGTGAAGGCCGAACATATTGCCGAGCCTGACAATTGGGATGCGCGCGATTGTGTTGCGCTCATCGACGCCGCCTTGGAAGAGAAAGACCAATGATTGACGAAGAACTGATTGATAAACTGGAACGCGGCGTCCCGCGCGTGAGCGGTATGGAACAAGAATGGGATGACATTGCCGAAGCTGACAGCATCATGCGCCAAGCCGCCGCCCGCCTCCGCGCCCTGACGCAGCCCGGCATGGGAAACCCCACGGAGCCGAGCGCCAGGGCGAGCGCCTACGCCATCGACTTCCCCCGCCCCGCGAGCGCGCAGTCGCAACCTGACAGCCGCGCAGACCGCTATCTCCGCGACGCTCAGGCCCGCCAGCGTGGGGAAAATCTCGACGGATCGCCGAGGCGGGAGTGCGTTGCTACAGCCCCGGGCGGCAAGACTGACGATTGGGATTTCCGCAGCAAGACCGTGATCGAACAGGTGTCGCCGGGGCGGTTTGAAGCCAAGGCGCAGGAGGAAACGAAGAATGTCTTCGCCTGCTTGCATTGCGGAGGTTTTGGAACCGTCCATGGCCGTCATTGCCCACGCTGCACCGGCTCGGACACCATCGCCAATCTTGAACGCAAGGCGCAACCCACGAAAGGAGGTGATGACACTGCCAAATCCAAGCAACAACCTGGCACGCCCCCCGGCGCGAGTGCGAGCGTGACCGTGGGCGCGCCAGATAAGCCAGACGAAGGCTTGAGCTATGGAAGCTCTGCTTATCGGTGGTGGCGGTCGCACGGTCATGTAAGGACAGCGGAAAATTCACCGGCTCAGCCAGCGCTTTTGGCCGATCTGGCGGGACTGGCGAGCTATGACGCGGGGCTACTCAGCGATTACGGAGGCGGAAACGTCGAATGGTGGCAAGATTACATGCGGGCTGAATTGGGCTGCGCCCATGACTTCTACGAAGCTCAACTCTCCGCCATCATCGCGCGCCATGGAGGAAAGTCATGAGCGATGGTGAAAAACCAGCAGCTGATCTGGCCGCGCTGGTGAAGCGTCTAAAAGGCGCCGCTTACGGAGCCCGCTACACAGACGGCGGGTCTTCCCCGCGCGCTGACTTGCTCGATGAAGCTGCTGCTGCCCTCATCGCTCGCCACAGCGTCGCGCCTGTGCAGGGAGCGCCACCCGAGTGGAGACAATTCCCTGCGCCGACACTTGAGCGCGTGTTCGCCTCGGGGTGGCAGAAGCCGAGCGGCAACACCGTTGGTTATTGGTGGGTTCACGAAGACACGACCGATGAGCGCGGCGTCCCGATGGATAAGCCAAGCGCGTTGCTCTGGCAGCCCATCCCAGAGCGCCCACCGTTCAAAGACCCTGACGCCATGCGCGCCGCCCTCGCGCAGAAAGGCGGGGAGTGATGGAGGCCGCATGAACCAGCTCCTCTCCCTCCAGGAGGCCGCCTCCCATCTCCGCATGTGCGAGCGCAGCTTGCGCGCTTGCGTGGACGCGGGAGAGCTTGCTTATATTGACCTTGCCAGGCCGCAGGCCAAGAGGCGGCGTATGCGCTTCGACCCTGCCGACCTCGCAGCTTTTGCGGCGGAGCGCCGGAGGAAAACATGTCCGTCTTCAAACGGAAGGACTCCCCCTATTTCTGGTACGAATTCCGGCTTCAATGTTTACGATTTCGCGGCTCTACGGGAAAAATGGGACGCCGAGAAGCCGAAATCGAAGAACGCGCCAGAAAAAGCGAAGCGGCGCGGGAAATAGAACGCCACGCAGCCGCTGAAAAAGCGTTTCGAGGGCAGGGCGCCCTCACCCTTGGCGCATGCATTGCTCGATATTGGTTGGAAAAAGGCCAGTTTTTAGCTGGGCCAGAAACCGTCAAGCATAACCTCAAGCGCATAGCCGACCACTTCGGCGAGCATCGCGCGATGACGGAGATTCACGACGCCGACATTGCCGCCTGGGTCGCGCAGCGCCGCGCCGAAAAAGCCTGGGGCCGCGACAAATCGACGCGTGTCCAGAACGGCACGGTCAACCGCACCACGATCGACGCGCTGCGAAAAATCTTCGGCCACGCCCGCGAATCCTGGAAACTCCCATTTCCGACCGAGCCCTCATGGTCAAAGCATCGACTGAAGGAGCGCGAGACGATCGGCGCCGAGGTCAAGCGCATCGACCAGCAGCAGATCGCCGAGGCCATGCCCGAAGGCTACCGCGAAATCTGGCTGTTCAGCCTCGCCACCGGCCTCAGACTGGCGGAATGTTTCATGACCTGGTCGCAGATCGACATGGAGCAGGCGACGGCGACGCTCACCCAGAAAGGCGGGGGACAACGCCAGGTGATCCTCGGCCGCGCCGCCATGGCGATCCTCGCGACGCAGCGGGGCAGGGACCCCGAACACGTCTTCACGTACATCTGCCGCCGAAGGGGCGGGAAGGGCCTCACCGGCCGCGACGAGCGCCTGATCCTGGGCCAGAGCTACCCGGTGAGCTACAGCGGCCTGAAAAGCGCCTTCCGCCGCGCGGTCGCGCACCTTGGGCTAAAGGTCAGATTTCACGACGCCCGCCACACCATGGGTTCAGCGATAACCCGGGTGAAAGGCCTGAAGGCGGCCCAGCGCCAGCTCGGCCACGCCAGGATCGAGACGACGGCCAAGTTCTACGCCCACGTTTTGGACGACGAGCTGCGCGACGCGCTCGATGCGGCCGCGCCGCATATCGGGACGGTGGACGACGGGAAGAAGAGGGAAAGTAGATGAGAGACACTCTTAGACAAATAATACACGCCGCAATCCTCGCCAGCCTAAAAAAACAAGCTACCGAGTACCAAGGATCGCCGCCCGAGCTTTACGAAGAAAATGATGATGGATCCGTGACCCTCGACGGAACGTTCAATCTCAATAAGGCCGCAGACGCGGTGTTTTCTGCACTTTGGGACTTACCGTTTGCCGTCACAATGGGCGAGGAGGACGCTGGCGCCTGGCTTTTCCACGGCGCTGGATGGACGATCAACGGGAAACCCCTTCCTTCTGTTGTGACGCTTGAGCCCGGTCAAAGCGTCACCGTGTCGCTAGAAAAAGCGCCACAGCTCCCCACATCACTCCCCACGTCGGCAAAATAAAATAAGTTAAGCCTCAGACAAATAAAGAGAACCAGCGTTAAGCGCCGGTTCTGGGGGACTAGGGGTCGTGGGTTCGAATCCCGCCACTCCGACCATTT